CAAAAGTATATTGATGTGGATAAGATATTTGAAGCAGAATTAGAAAACAAAATGGATGATTTCTATAAAGCATTAGGTTGGGAAAAATCATCATTCAGTTCAAAGAAATTAGAGGAATTTTTCTCCTTTTAATTTGGTAGATTGAAAATAAAATCGTATATTAGACATATAAATAAAACATAAACAAAATGAACAAAACAAGAATTACCCGTTTTATCAGCAAATACAATTTAGCTGGATTGGTTGAATCAGTAGCTTGGACTACCGATGGACAAAAATTGAATACTCGTTTTATCGCAGATGATAAGACAGTATTAGGTGAAATCACTTTAGATAACTTTAACTTTGAACAAGCTGAGTTAGGTATCTATACAACTTCTAACTTAAATAAAATGTTATCAGTATTAGGTGATGATGTTGATTTAGAAGTTCAAAAGGTAGAGGACAAATCTATCGCATTAGGTTTAGGTACAGATGGTATTAAGGCAGCATATCAGTTAGCTGATTTAAGTGTTATTCCAAATGTTCCTGAATTAAAATCATTACCACCATTTGATGTGGAGATTGATTTAGATGGTAAGTTTATTGACAAATTCATCAAAGCTAAGAACGCATTGAGTGATGTTGATACATTCACTGTCTTAACTGAAAAAGGTAATTTGAATATCGTTATGGGTTACTCAAATGTAAACTCAAACAGAATTACATTCAAAGCAGCAGAAAACTATGGTACGGATGTAAAACCTATTTCATTCTCTGCAAAGTATTTGAAAGAGATTTTAACAGCTAACAAAGAAGCAACATCTGCAAAATTATTAGTATCTACAAAAGGATTAGCTCACATTCAATTCATCATTGATGATTTCGTTTGTCGCTATTACCTAGTGGAAGTGCAACTTTCCGCTTAATATTTTTATTTAGTAGAAGTGTAACAAAATATTATTTTCTTATATTTATATAAAAGAATATATGAATTACATAAAAATATACAATCAACTAATTGAAAATGCACAATGTAGAAATAAACCAACTTGTTATCTTGAGAAACATCATATAATTCCAAAAAGTGAAGGAGGTTCAAACAGCAATACCAATTTGGTTTATTTAACTGCAAAAGAACATTTTATAGCACATAAATTATTATATGTTATAGAACCAACAAATTACAATAGGATGATGTCATTTTTAATGATGAGTAATCGTTTCAACACAAAATGGGGAAACACATATGAGGAAGCAAGAATATCATTTTCTGAAAATCATCATTATAAAAGTGAAAAAATTAGAATGATTATGGCAAAACCTAAAACCGAAGAGCATAAACAAAAAATATCAGCAGCACATAAAGGTAAACAAAAAACTAAAGAACATATTGAAAATATGAAAGCAAGTTTACCAGATAGGCATGGTGAAAATAATGCAAATTATGGAAAAGGTGAACCTGTTATAATAGATGGTGTTGATTATCCAAATGTAGCTCACGCTTATAAAAAATTAGGAATATTAAAATCAACAGCATATTATTTCTTAAAAAGTGATAAACATCCAAATTGGAAATATAAAAATAAATAAAAAGATGAATAATCAATTACAACAATGGCATTCAGCAGTGCATGAATCTGCCTATTTAATATCTATCGGTAAAATAGATGAAGCACAAAAACTTTTAGCTAAACTGGATTATGAATTACATGACGCAGTTAATCAATCAGCATAATGAATTATACAAAGAAATATTTTTACGAAAGAAGTGATTGGTTTTATGATCCGGAAATGAATCTCAAGTACGAACAAGTGCTTGAGATGTCATTCCCTGACTTCGAAAAGTGGGTAGCCAACTTTAAGAAAACTGCATTGAAACAATGGGATGAGACTGGTGCTCCTCCTAAGATTGGTGTTAATGAAGCAGAAATCATTGAGAATTTTTCTAAACTACAAGGTTATAAGATAACTAAGTTTGAGGAAAAAGATGATGATGGAAATGAAGTAATATTCAATTTCAATAAGTTTGCAACTCCAGTAAATCAATTCTTTCCTGCTATGTACAAAACTGCTATCGGTGGTAGTACATATGATAAACCAAAACCATCTATCTACGAAATATTTGCATCGGATGACTATTTAGAGTTATTCACAAAGCAAATGAGAAGATTGACAAGACAAGATGGTATGTATCGTTTCTCTAAAACTCTACATAAAGATAATCCAGAGTTCCATAATTCACACTTAACAACTGGTAAGGAGTGGATTGAGAAATGGCAAAGTGGTGATAAAGAAGATGGATTGGGATTTGCATTATCACAAGCAGATAGTAGAATACCAAGTTTACCAATTTCAGCAGATGAAGTAAGAGAATTATACAAAAGTGGTGTGTTAGAATATAAACATATTGCATCCCTAAAAACAGCAGATTGGGGTGAGAATATAGATAACTTAGTTGATTTACCCAAACAACCAATTCAAATCAGGGTGTACCCATTGGGTCAGAGAATTTTTCCTGAAGCAACAGCCGCATTTCGAATTGGTATGGGTTCTCAACCAGCCGTAAACTTCCCACCATTAACTGCAAAGTATCTCTATGAAAGATTTACTCAACACATTAAAGGACAGGATAAAATCAATATCTATGACCCTTCAAGTGGGTGGGGTGGTAGAATATTAGGAGCGTTAAGTGTTGGTGATAGAAACATTCACTACATTGGAAATGACCCTAATACTGAAAACCAAATACCTGAAATAGGAAAGACTCGTTATGAATACTTAGCTGAGTTCTTTAATACACAAGTACCGGGTGTTGCAAATCCATTTTGGGGACATCAGAATACATATGAAATCTTTACAACTGGTTCAGAAATAATAGCAGATGATCCTAGATTTCAAAAGTATAAAGGACAATTAGATTTTGTATTTACTTCTCCACCATACTTTGATAGAGAAAGATATTCAGATGATGATACACAATCATTTAAAAAATTCAATTCATATGAAAGTTGGAGAGATGGTTTCTTAAAGCCAACCCTAACAACTGCATTTGAATATCTTAAAAATGATAGATACATTTGCTGGAACATCGCAGATATCAAAGTGGGTAAAGATAAATGGTTTACATTAGAACAAGATAGTATTGATGTACTTACAAGTTTAGGTATGGAATACAAAGGTAAACTTAGAATGACAATGAGCCCGATGACAGGTGTAGATTTAAGTGGTGTAAAGAACTCTATGAAATTAGAAGGAACATCATATAAATACGAACCAATTTTTATATTTTATAAACCATAATAATGAAAGTACGAATTAAAAAATTAAGTGAAAATGCAGTAATACCAACCTATGCAAAAGATGGAGATGCCGGTATGGATTTGGTAGCAACATCAATTAAGTTTGATGGTACTCAAGTTACATACGGAACAGGATTAGCAATGGAAATACCAGAAGGATTTGTAGGATTAGTGTTTCCTCGTTCATCTATACGCAAAACCGATTTATCATTGAGTAATTCAGTAGGTGTGATTGATAGTGGTTATAGAGGTGAAATACAAGCAACTTTTAATCAAAAATCTTTATCTAAAGATGGCCAAATTTTATATGGAGTTGGTGATAGAATTATGCAAATTATAATTATCCCATACCCACCAATTGAGTTTGAAGAAGTAGAAGAATTAAATAACACCGAAAGAGGCGAAGGTGGTTTCGGTTCAACTGGAAAATAATATGAAAATATATTTACACGGACCATTAGATAGTCCTACTAATAGGGCTTTGTTTTACAATACAAAATATTGGAATGATTTTTCTAAAATTATCATATTAGAACCATCACATGAAATAGGTGATGAACTACGTGAAAAATTAAAAGAACATCAAACTGACTTTTTGAATAAGAATGGGTTTGTGTTAGATAAAGAATTTGATGCAATATATGAGGAGGGTATTCACATAGTACCCTCCAATATACATGGATTACAGGATAGAATAGCAGAATATGGTAGTAATAGTAAATATTATATCTTTGATACTGCTAATTTAGAGCCACTTAATATATTTGATAGTATTAAAAGAATTAAGGATAATTCAAATTGTATATTCTTTACATCACTTTGGTATGAGTTTGCAAATAAAAAATTTGATTTTGGATTTCTATTAAGAAAATTTATTTCAAATAGAATTGTATTTCAACATTATCATTGTAACGATATTTTTAAGAAAACTCCAAAACAATATCGAATGGATTTGAGTATTAGAAATTTTCCTCAAAAAGATGAAAGAATTGAATTATTAAACTCACTTAGAAATCACGCTAAAGAAAACATTTATTTAAGGGTAAATGATTATTATGTAAATAGAATGCGAGAGTTAAGAGAGTTTGCAACATTACATAATAATACAGATAAACTTACACAATACAAACATGAATTTTTTATTTTAGATAAGATTGATTTAAATGTAGTTAAGACGAGTGATTTAGTAGCAGGAATACAAGACCATATTGGAACACTTAAGTTATATGAAGTAACTCTATCATCGGATATTCAAATAATGTTTGAATCAAATCAAAACACATTATATAGAACTGACCCAATCGGTTATTGTAATATCACAGAAAAAACAATAGATAATCTTTTAATAGAAAAACCATTTATAATTTGTAGTAAAGTAGCATATGTTTTTTTAAAAGAAATGGGGTTTGAAACATATGAGGATGAATTGGGTATAGATTATAATGATGTATTTGATAATTTTGATTTGACAGTTAGAAAATTAAAACAAAATATAATTCGTATATCGGAATTACCAGAGGATGAATATCAAACAATGTTATCTAAATTGATGGAAAAATCCACAATAAATAGAGCAAAATGTTTGGAATATATAGAAAATAATACTATCTTAGAGGATATAATAAACAATAAAATATAAATTATGAGTTTCTTTGAACAAGACAAATCAGTAAAACAAGAAAACACATTGTGGGTAGAAAAATATAGACCACAAACTTTAAACGATTATATAGGAAATGAACTTCTTAAAGAAAAAGTTCAATCTTATTTAGATAATAATGATGTTCCACATTTACTTCTTTATGGTAAAGCAGGTACAGGTAAAACAACATTGGCAAAAATCATAGCAAACACAATTGAATGTGATTATATGGTAATAAATGCATCAGATGAAAACAATGTTGAGACAGTACGAAATAAAGTAAAGAATTTTGCAAGTGGTGCAGGTTTCAAAGGATTCAAAATCATTATATTAGATGAGTTTGATTATATGACACCAAACGCACAGGCAATCCTTCGTAACTTAATGGAAACATTCAGTAGACACACTAGATTCATTCTAACTTGTAACTATCATGAAAAAATTATCGAACCAATTTTAAGTAGATGTCAAACTTTTGCAGTAAATCCACCATCTAAAAAAGAAGTGGCAGTTCATGTAACTGATATCTTAACTAAAGAGAGTATTAAGTATGATATTAAAGATGTAGCAGATATTATTAGTAGTTTTTATCCAGATATTAGAAGGATTATGAATACCTGCCAATTACAATCATCTAAAGGTGAATTAAAGGTAGATAGACAAACTATATTGCAAGCCGATTTCAAAAATAAAATTGTAGATATTTTGGCAAGTGGTGAGGAAAAACGAAATGCATATGGACAAATTAGACAATTGGTGGGGGATAATAAAGTAAATGATTTTGCAGAACTTTATTCAGCATTATACGAAAGATTAGATGATTATGCAAATGGAAATACAGCAAATGTAATCTTAGAATTATCACAAGGACAATTTAGAGATGCATTGGTTATAGATAAAGAAATATGTTTTATGGCAACAATTATAGCAATTATTAACATTATAAAATAAAGAATATGAGTAAAGAGTTTCAATTAGCAAAACCAATTGGAGATAGATTATTATTAGAGATCGAAGTTACTGAAAAAACAATTGGTGGTATTATTATCCCAGATTCAGTAAAAACAGGTGATAACAAAATTGCAAAAGTAGTAGCAACGGGTGACGGGGTTTATACACAGGGTGGTGTTAAAGTTCCTATGACAGTAAAGGTAGGTGATAAAGTATTATTACCAACAAGTGAAATGGCAGTACAAAAGATTAAGTTAGGAGATAAGGACTACTTTATGTGTAGAGAAATGGACTTATTATTAGTAATTAGATAAAACATATATTATGCAACCAATGGATTTAAGCAAGTTAGGGCAATCACAACAAGCACCAGCAGATTTAAGTAAAACAACCGCAATTGAATGTAAATGTGGAGGACAATTTTTCTCACCTGGATTACATTTTAGAAAAGAAAGTGCATTAGCAAGTGCAAGTGGAAAAGAACAAGTTATTCCAGTAGAAATTTATTTATGTATTGATTGTGGTGAAGTATTAGAAGATTTATTACCAAAAGAATTAAGACCAGATAATGGCGAAAATTAAAAAAGAAACAAACGAAGTTACAGCAAAGAGATTGGGTTTATTTGACCATATCTCAGCTGTAACCGAATATCAAGATCCAAATTATTGGAAAAATATTTCTGATGATGATAAAAAAACCTTTGGTAATTTTATTATTCAAAGATATCTATCTATGAATCCTGATTGGATAGAATGGATAGCAGATGTTCAACCATATATTCAATCTCTACCTAATGAATATTTTTATCGTTTTTTTATTGATATGATTCCACCTAAAAAATATTATTTAAAATATATTAAAGGTAAGAAAGCAAATGATTATGAAGATTGGATAGTTGATTTAATTGTTAAAGAATATAAATGTTCAACAAAAGAAGCAAATGATTATTTGGAAATTTTATATTCAACTAAAAATGGTAGAGAACAAATTCTTAATATTTGCAACAAATATGGTATCGAAAAGAAATTGATAACATCCTTAAAATTAAAAATCTGATAATAATCATATGTTCCTTTATACTTATATAGGTAAAAGGAGTTAACATATGAAAGCAAAGTTATTAAAAATTGATTGGAAGCACTATTTTGAAATAGGTATCCTTAGTTTATTTGGTGCATGGGTTATATTTGCACTATGTTTTTCATTATATGCAGTTGGTTTGCATTTTTTTGGTGGGGAAGGCCAAGAACAATCATTAGCAAATCAATTTAGCTGGAAATTTGATGGAACATTCAAAAATAGTCCAGGTAACATTTGGTATAATGCAGATGAACAAATTTGGGTAGAAAGTGTAACTAACGAAGTTAAAATAGGTAAGTTAGCTGGTAATAGAAAATTAGAATTTGGTGTTAAGAATATTTTAGAAGAATATTTACAAGATAAGGGATATAATTTATCTCCAAATGCACCAAACAAATTATCAGTTCAAATCATCTTTTTAGATGTTTTAAATACAAAGAAAAATATTTCCGTTTTCCATAGTGGTGAAGAGGAAGTTGTTATCCGTTTGAGAGGTGTATTAAAATCTCAAGGTAAAAAGGATAAGGTAGTTATAGTAGAAGAGTCCTCATCTGAAATTTCAATGAGCACATTGATAGTTGACGAAGGTGGTAGTTTCAATCAAACAAGTTTAAGTAATGCACTTAAAAAAGGTTGTGACAAGCTAATCACAAAACTATCGGAGAAATAAATGAAAAAATTATTAGGATTGGTATGGGTATTTTTATTAATATCTCTATCATCTTTTAGTCAATTAGTAATTAACCAATCTTACTCACCATCAACTAATTTGAAAGTTGGTGATACCATTACGGTAACTTATAATGTGAGTGGAGCATCCAGAGCAAGATATGTGTGGTTAAGATATCAATACAATTCAGCAGCAATGAGTATGGTATCTAACAGCACTACATTTGGACAAGGTAACTCTACTCAAACATATTTTTATGAGTGGACAAATTATATATTCAATCCAAACGCAAATTCAGCAACAACTGATTTGTATGGACAATATGGACATACACCTTGGAATTATGTATCAACAACTGGAAACAATGTTGGACAATTGACAGTTCAAAGAACGGATAAAGCAATTACAGGAACATTAGCAACTCAAAAATTTGTATTAAAAGATATCGCTTCTTATTCAAATGTTCACAAATTGGATTTAGCATATGCGTTGGATAGTGCAACTGGAGCAAACATATCAAGTGTAACAACAACACAATCTACACTTTCATTAGGAACTGTCACAGGAGCAACATCGGCATTTACTATTAAAGTATTATATCCATCAACATATACAAATATTAATCAACACAATGTTCAATTGATGCATGTTAAAGCAGATGGTAGTATTGATTGGACTCAACAACCAATTAAAGTAGGTTCATTGGATGCAAGTGGTATGGTAACATTCACATCTGGTATTAAAGTGGGTGATAGTGTTGGTGTATTTATTACTCCAGCTTATCAAAAAACATTTATGGATAATATTGTGACTGTTGCAGATGCATATAAAGCATTCTTAGGCATTTCACAAACCGATATTACCGGTGCACAAACATATTGGACATATCCTAAATTGGAAAAAATGATTGGTATGGTTGGTAAAGGTGATACTGCATTTACTGAAAAAGACCCTTATTATTTATTTGCATATGTAATGGGGCAAGATATGAGTTCAGTAGCAAATATCCCGACATCAACTGCAACAAATATAGCATGGCATAGTGGATTATTAAATCAAAGTTGGTTAGATGGCACACCTACTTATAGAATTTATGTAACTTCACCAAATCAAACAGTCAACGCAGTATATGCATGGGGTGGTGATATGGCATTTAATGAATCTCCATCACCGGCACAAATTAATGTAAGTATTAATAATGGTGTTTATACAAATTCTGATAAAGTAATACCAACAACTTCTGCTACAATTAAATCATTCTCAATTAAATCTAATGCAACATTGGCATATGACCCAGCACCATTAGATACGGCAAACTTAAACATCAATTCATCAATTGTAAATGGTAAGGTAATTTTAACTGCTAATTTAACAAAACAAAACTTAGCAGGTTTACAAGTTATTATGAATTATGATTCTACTAAATTAAGTTTGGATAATGTAACATTTGATGCAGGAAGCACAATAACAAACTTTTCAACTCACAATAACGGAAGATTAACATTTGGTTCAATTGACCAGATTAAAACTGCTAGAATTAAAACAGGAACTCCGTATACATTGACATTTACTCCAAAAGTTCCTTTATCAAATACGGCAGGTTTATTCTTCTTTGTATTGGCTGATGCAGTTGATGCAAGTGGTAATAAAATTAACCTGAATATTGAGTAATGAAGAAACTACTTCTTATATTATTTTTATTAATTAGTTCAATAATAACCTACTCTCAAGGAGTGGGTTATTTGAATTATACGGTCTATAATATTATTAGTAATGGAGCAGGCCAATATGCTAATAATGCAAATGATTTTGTTAATATGTTTGATGTTACAAAGGGTGCAACGATTTATGCAAGTGGAACATCAACAGCAGCAAAAACATTATATTTCAATGGTAGTTGGCAACCTTCTGGACTTCCCAATGGGGCCAATTATACTGGTATTAAAATAACTGGATATTTTGTCCCAAAAGAAACGGGAACATACATATTTGGTATTGATGGAGATGATGGTGTAGATTTTTCTTTGAATGGAAATGTTGTAACATCTTATTATGGACCACATGGATTTGGTGGTTATAGATATGGTTCGGTAAATTTAGTCGCAGGTCAATCTTATACCTTTATGGCAAGATTTGAAAACTGGGGTGGTGGATGGGGTATGTATTTAGTTTGGAAAAGACCTTCACAAACAACATACACAACTCAAGGAGATGAAGTATATTCAACTCCACCTGCATCACCAACTAAAAAGGGATTGGTTGATTTTAATTTCAATACAAATATAGATGCAACTAAATTTTCAGTAGGAAATACATTGAGTTCAACAGGTACGGTTGATATTACAAATCAATTAGATAGTAATAAAATTGTAAATGGATATAAAGCAGGAATTACCGCCGGACAAACCGAATGGAGTTATGTGAATATATCTAATGGAACAACAACTCTTTATATAGATTTAAGAGAATTTGGCAACACAACACCATCGACAGTTAATAGTGTTTCAATATTGGATGTATATAATGGACCGGTAACATATCAAAGTAGTGATATCTATTGGGCACATTATACTATTCCATCAACATTAACAAAAGTAACCGATGGTAGTTCAACATATAATTCAAATATAAGAAATGCCGGATATAATAATTATGCATTCTCTTGTAATGTAGGATTTACAGCAAATCAAATATACAAACCACAGACAATATCAGTATCAACCACAAACAATTTAACAACATTGTATAATAGTATTGTGACTGTATCGGATGTTTATCAAGCATTCCAAGAATATTCAAATCAAGGTTTATTCGGTAATCAAACTGGAACATCTTTTACATATGGTATTCAATATCAAAACGCAGACATAGATGGAAATGGTGTTTTTGATGAAAATGATTGTTTCTTATTATTACAAAATTTGACAGGTGCAAAACCATTGGTAGATACATTCAATCTAAACAAAACATTAAGAATTATACCACAATCAACATACGATATGATTGGTAAATCAAATTGGAATACTTTTACAAATCCATTAGGTAGTTCATATACATTTGATATAAACACAGGTAAATCAACTGATACTATAAATTTAGCAGTAGCTTGGAAAGGTGATGTAAACTTATCACATTCAACAACACCTATATCGAATAGTTATACAACAATGGCATTAAAATCAACGAGTATTACCAATCAAATCAATGCATCTATCTTAACTGAAATGGTGGGTGATAGTATTTACGCATATATTACCATAGATCCATTGACACAATCTTTAGTTGGTACACAATTCCAATTAAACTATGATAATTCTTTGTTAAAGTTTAATGGAGTAAAGTTCACTACAAAAGGTTCACCTACTAATTACGCAACTGATAAGGGTACTTATATTAGTGTAGGTTCATTACTTACAAATGGTGGTACTTTGGATAATACAACACAATACACACTATCATTTTTAGCTAATACAAAGTTGGATAATATATTGGGGTTAATATCAATAGGTGCAACGGATGCAGTTAATCAAAATGGAACACAATTAAAAGTGGTGGTAAACTAATGAAATGGATTAAAATTATAATAGCTTGTTGTATCATTTTTATAATATCTTGTCAAAAAGTATTAGTAGCACCGGTACAAGTAAAAACTAATAATGTATTTGATAATGCACAAAATAGTATTACAAATGGACAGGAAATACAATTCAATTTAACTAAAGATGGGGTGTATACATTAAGTTTGACCGATACAATTACCAACCAAGTTGTGACAAGAGAAAGATTTAATGGACAAATTGGAATAAATAAAAAGAAAATATACACTAAAGGGATAGAAAGTAAATATTTATATCTGTTATTGGAAGATGTTACAAAAAATAAAATAAGTAAAACAACAATAATAATAAATTAAAATGAGAAGAATAGATAAAATATTAGGATTAGGATTTTTAGTATCTTTAATCGCATTGAGTTGTAGAAAATCAATCGATTCAGTAGTATCTAATCCTGCACAAAATCCATTAACAATTACATCTTCGGTAGGTGTAGCATTACAAACAACATTTGTAACAACCGATGTTAAGATGAATGTTAAAAGTGATGCAGCACAGACTGTGACTGTAAAAATATTAGATATTGCAAATAGAGTAGTTTCTAAATCAACTTCTGATGTAGTAAGTGGAGATAACATATTGACGGTTTATGCAGCAGCATTACCAACAGCAGCTTATAGATTAGCAGTATATGATAGTAAAGGTAATTTATTGGCAATAACAGATTTTAACAAAATATAACAATTTATGGCAAAGGCAAAAAAAGAGCAAACACCAGAAGAGGTGATGGCTAAAAATGAAAAACACAATGATGGTACAATGAGCGGTTTGAAAAAAACTATTATTGGTACAGTCGGTACATTGGTAACAGCAGGTGGTGCATTTTTAATGACATACTTACAAAAACCAAAAGAAGGGGATGCTAAACAAGCTCAACCTCAAAGTATTAATATCAATATTCCAGCACAACAACAAGCAGCTGGTGGTAAGACGGTTATTATTAAAGAAAAAGGACCGGCTGACAAAGATGTAAAAAAAGCAGAAAAATCAGAACAACCAAAACCTAAAAAGAAAGAGGGTGATGAGTTCAAAGAAAAACCTGCTCAATGGTAATATATTATCAAATAGGAACGGTAATATTTTTTATAGGAATATTATCATTTCTTATTAGATGGTCTTTAAAAACACAAAACAAAACAAAGGAGTAACAAGATGACTTTTAAGCAATGGGTAATTGACCTTTTCAAAGATGAAAGAGGTGCAATTTCAGTAAAACCAGTTATCGCATTTTTTGGTGCATTATTTTTATGTATCACTATGATTGCGAATAGCTATTCTGCTAAAGATATCGCTCCATCTGATAAGTTAGTTGATGCTGTAATGGTTATAACTGCAATCGGTATGGGTGCTGATAGTTTAGACAAATTCAGTAAGAAGGCGCCTGCAGATGAACCAACAACACCAGCAGCACCAACTGAAGAATTAGGTTAATAATTAATTAACATTAGAAACCCTCACAATTAGTGGGGGTTTTTTATTTATACCTATGAATAACTTATTAACAATAGTAATACCGTGTAAAAACGAAAAGGATAACATATATGAGTGTATTGGATTTATTGCAAAGCAAGTGGGGTTCGCAGGAACTAGAGTTATTATTGCAGATACTTCCGATGAAGGTGATAGCTTAGATTTTTTATATTATGTTAAACGAGATTTTAAGTATTGTTTAAATATTGAAATTATCGAAGGTGGATTTCCAGCTAAAGCACGTTTAGAAGGTAGTAAATTAGTAACTACACCTTATATTCTTTTTTTAGATGCTGATATAATGTTGCAAAATAGATTTGTATTAGGTGAATGTTTAGCATATAATACAGATTTGGTGACAGTTCCATTTCAAACAGAAGAAGGGTTTAATTGGATATTTCGTTTATTTGATATTCAACAAAAAATGAGTAATTGGTTAGGAACACCATTTGCCATAGGTGGATTTCAATTATGGAAAACTGAAGCATATTGGAAAACCGGTGGGTATGATGAAACACATTTATTTGCAGAAGATTATTGGGTATCACAAAAAGCAGATGTAATGAAACTACATAATACCAAAGGAGTATGGACATCGGCAAGAAGATTTAAAAATAAAGGATTTTTCTATATGTTTTTAATCAGTATAAAATGCTATATCAATCGAAACAACACAAATTTCTTTAAACAACATCACAACTATTGGACATGAAATATCAGGCAGTAATCGTATCGGATTTACATTTAGGAACAAAAGATAGTAAAGCAGAAGAATTTTTAGATTTTATTGAACAACATCCAACCGACCTTTTAATCCTTAATGGTGATATTATCGATGGATGGGCAATTAATAGAGGTAGTAAATGGAAAAAACAACATACCAAAGTTATATCTAAACTATTAAAACTTTCAAACAAAACTCAAATAATTTGGATAAGAGGAAATCACGATGAGTTTTTACATGAATTTATGGGAAACCATTTTGGTGGTATTGAAATTAGAGAAGATTATGTTCTTAACTTACATAATTCTATGGAGAGTTACTATATTTTCCATGGAGATGTTATTGATGTTTTTATAACAAAGTATAAATGGTTGGCAAAAATAGGTTCAATAGGATATGATTTTGCACTTACACTTAATCGTTGGTATAATCATTATAGAAAATGGAGAAATTTACCATATCAATCCATATCACAAAAAATAAAAGGTGGTGTTAAAGCTGCAACTAATTATATAAATGATTTTGAAACAACTGCATTATCTATGGCAACTAAAAAAGGATGTGATGGAGTAATGTGTGGACATATTCATCAACCAGAGGATAGAATGATAAATGGTAAACGATATGTTAATAGTGGTGATTGGGTAGAAAACCTATCAGCAATTTTAGTAGATAAAGAAAATAATGTATATTTATATAAAAGTTAACATTATGGCAAAGAACTCAATTTTACAAAACGAAAACAAAAACACAATCAACGAACAGGAGATTGAATTAGCTATTTTACATTTAGTAGAATTAGCAGAAAAAGCACACAACGAAGAACTACATGGTTTAGAAGAAGCACTTAATAGTGGTTTTATTGATGAATTTGAAGTTGCAAAATATAGAAATTTAAAAAAAGGTGAAGTTAAAGGTTTACATATCGCAATTGATATTTTAAATCATATTATTCATCATAACCAAAATTAATGTATGAAAAAATTATTTATATTATTAAGCGTATTTTTAGTAAGTCTTGTTGCAAATAGTCAAACAATTGGTTCCACAAAGACAGAGCAGTTTAAGGCATCGTTTGAAACAAAAAGTGATATCTCACAATTTATGAATTATGATGGACCTCAAATCCCGATTCAATTATTAAAATGTGGAATAAGTGATGAAATGTACGAACAATATCCAGAACTTAAAGAAAAAAGGGTTGGTTTGGGCGTGGCTAATATTACATTGGAATATCTTGATAATCTTAATAGATTTACATTTACTGAAGATAAGACTGAAATTAAAAATCGCATGGTTAAGCAATTTCAAGCTTCGCAGGCAGGTATTTCGCAAGATAAGCTCGATGGTAGGGGTAAAATCCGATTAGCACACTACTTTGTTGAAATTGAATGTTATGATTATTCAGTATCAGAAGATGAAGAAGTAAACTTAAAGAATGGTGTTAAAAATTTAATGGTAACAAGAATAGGTTTACAAGTCCGTTTTACAGATGCAGAGAATGGAACAATAATTGCAGCAAGCGGATTGGGAGAAGCTAAAACTACAAGAGAATTGACTTTCCTTTCAGATGCAACAGTTGACCCTGTAAAATTCAATCAATCTACTATTTCAATTGCAACTAAAAAAGCATTAGATATAGCATGTGCAAATATATTAAATAAAATGGTTAAAAAAGGTGTATTCACTAAATAATTATGGGAACAGCAGCAAAGAAAAAAAGACCAATGAGAAGTAGACGTTCTGGTGTTAAAAAAACAGAATTAGTTAAAAATAATTTGGAAATATTAAAAAAATTATCTACCTTTGTTTTAGTGGTAGGGTTATTAAGTTCATGTATTACAATCAATCCAAGACATCATCATGGATTTCACCATCACTATTATAGGAGATAATATGATAAAACTTAAAGACCTGATAAAAGAAGAATATGATGAACATGAGAACGATAGAGATATGGTTACCGGTGTAGCGGAGCTTCTTTTGATGGTAAAGGATAAAGAAAATAGAAAAGAAATAGCAGATAATATGATTAATAAATTTAATGCAGAACATGTTATTTTTGATAAAGATGAATTTTTAAAAATGTGTGGTTGTTAATATGAAACCATTTAAAACCATAGGATTGTTCTTAGCTGGTATAATGAGTATGTTTAGTGGCTCACCTAATATACCACATGGAACTGGTGGTTGTTGTGCAGAATGTGCAATAACAAAGGAAGATGATGATAAAATAGAAATGATTGTTCAAAATAAAAAGGAAAAGAAATGAAAAAAGTATTAGGATTATTAGCAGTAGTATTTATGGTAGGTTGTGTAGCACCTTATCAAGCGGAAAGACCTTATAGTGTTACAGAAACAATCACAAAAGACAGTACTGGTAAAGAAGTTAAAATTGTAACTAGAACATATGCAGATGGTACTCCTGTATCAACTCAAGTATATGTAAACACACCTTATTATTATAATGGAATTTTATATCCATATTGGGCACCAAGTGTAGTAGTTCCTATTAGAATTGGTGGTGGATTTAGAGGTGGCTTCAGAGGTGGATTTAGAGGCAGACACTAATATAAATGAAAAAATGGTTAGCAAGTTTATTCATAATTGTTACATTCTTATTCGCAAATAAAGCGATAGGACAAACCTATACCCAAACTTTTATAGATAAGTGTACGGGTCAGACGGTTAAAGCAACCACAACATATGTAAATGGAAACGCAGTAGTTTCTTTTTACAATCAAATACAAACATTCACACCACAGCAAGTTCAGTTGGGATTGTTGCAAGCATGGTTACAAGCTACATACGCAACATATCAATCAATGGCTTGTCCTGTTAATACAGTCGTAACTACTGTCGTAACACAGGCGGCAACAAATGCCGCAGCACAGGCTGCAAGTTCTGCCGCAAGTTCAGCCGCATCAGCAGCCGCAAGTTCGGCAGCAAGTAGTTCAGCATCATCTGCCGCAAGTAGTAGTGCAAGTTCGGCGGCAAGTAGTTCAGCAGCAACTGCCGCAGCACCTCCACCGCCGGCATCAACTCCACCTCCGGCAAGTAGCAGTTCTACAAGTGGAGGAACTGATACACCACCTCCTGCAAGTAGTAGTTCTACAAGTAGTGGGGGAGATACACCACCACCGGCAAGTAGTAGTTCATCATCTTCGAGTTCATCTTCATCAAGTAGTAGTTCTTCATCAGATAGTAAACCGGCAGCATCTTCGGATAGTAAATCTTCTGACAAACCGGCAGAAACTAAATCAGATAGTAAAAGTGATTCAAAATCCGAAAGTAAATCTGAAAGTAAAAAATCAGATGAAAAGAAAGATGACCAAAAGAAGGAGGAAAAAAAGAAAGAAGAAGAAAAGAAAAAAGAAGAGGAGAAAAAAAAGAAAGAACAACAAAGAGCATTAAATCCATTATTGTTAGCATCTGACTTAACAACAGCACAAGGAGCAGATGGTAAATATTCTGCAGCAATAACTGTCGGTATATCTCAATCATCTATGGCGGGTGATGAAAGTTGGAGTGGAACATCAATGATATATTCAAATCTTAAACAATTTGTATTAGGTGGTGGATATACAAAAATGGATTTCGAAAACGGACAACTAAACGCAATCAATTCTTATTCAACTGCATTTGCATATTTGAATGGAACATATATGAACTTATTAGGATATACATGGATTAAACCAGATATCGTACATGGAACTTATGGATATAATGTTGGTTTAATTAATTTATTTTTACCAAATGGACATGGTGGTTTTGGTTATAGTATGAATACATCGACAGTAGTATTTTGGACTAAACCATATCAGTATAGCCCAAAATTAACAATATCACCACAAATATTTACTATGTTTGCACCGATAGGTTGGAATAGTGTGACGGGAGCAACAATGGTTAATAGACATATGGGATTTTTGACAGGTGCATCTTTCGACTATAAAATAAGTAAAAGGTTTGGATTTTCTTTCAATTATAAGATGAGTGGCTCAACTCAACCTGGCACTCCCATATTACAAAATTTCTTAATAGGTAGTAGGGTCATATTATAGTTTTTTATAATATGTAATCGATATTCTCACTATTTTTTGGTAAATTGTGGAAATTGTCGTATATTTGATTATATGGCAAAAGTATCATACTCACAATACACAATTTGGGCTAACTGTCCACATCAATATAAATTAAACTATATTGATAAATTAGGAACTTCAACATCAAACATTAATACCGTGTTTGGAACTTCAATGCATGAAGTCCTACAACACTACCTTACTGTCTTTTACGGAGTAAGTAAGAAGCAAGCAAATATGTTAGACCTTAAGGGTATGTTATTAGAATCCCTTAGAACGAATTTTACTAAGGAACAAGAGAAGGCACCAAAAGGAACGATAGTTTGTACCAAAAAAGAATTAGAGGAGTTCTATGGGGACGGTATTGAGATTTTACTATGGTTTGAAAAGCATAGTGATAGATTATTCTCAAAGAAAGGTTGGGAGCTTGTGGGTGTAGAAAAAACGTTAAATCTTAAAGTTAAAGATAATATTAATTTTTTAGGTTTCATAGATGTTCTGTTAAAACATAAAGAAAGTGGTGAATATTATATCATTGACTTTAAAACAAGTGGTAGAGGTTGGACTAAGGATATGAAGAAAGATAAAACAAAACTTAATCAGTTATTGTTATACAAATATTTCTTAGCAGAACAATATAAGATTGATATAGAAAAGATTAAAGTAGAATATCACATTATCAAAAGAAAGGTAAGTAAAGATTTCGAATACCCAATCCCACATATTTCAGTATTTGTACCTGCGCATGGAACTAATACAACTAAGAGAGGGTACAAAGATTTTATGGAGTTTATTAATTCGGTATTTAATGAGGATGGTTCGTATAATATGAATGCAAACTATGAACCAAATCCAGGTGAAAAGAATAAAAATTGTAGATTTTGTGAATTTAAGGATAGAAAATTGTGTTCTTTTTTTAAATAATGTTATATATATGTATATAATTAAAACAAACAAAATAAGTTATGGCAGACAAAACACAATTGACATCTGTAAAAATATTAACTGATTTGTATAAATCCTTTAAAGTTTTTACAATAACTGATGGGGTTACATTACAAAAACTGGTTAATAGAAGTATCGATCTTTATATGAACAACGAAGAATATCGAACAACAATTACAAAATATACAGAGTTACAACAAAGTGGTTCACAATTTTAATAATTAAAACAAGTTATGGCAAAAAAGAAAATCCTGTTATTAGCGGATGACTTAAGAATGAGTAGTGGTATTGCTAATATGAGTAAGCAATTGGTAATGGGTTCACTACAACACTATGATTGGGTACAACTGGGTGCAGCAGTTCACCATCCAGAAGAAGGTAAGATTTTAGATTTATGTGATGATGTTCGTGGTAAAACAGGAGTAGCCGATGCATATTTAAAAATTTATCCATCATCTGGATATGGTACACCTGAAAAATTAAGACAAGTATTAGAGTTAGAAAAACCAGATGCTATCTTGCACTTTACCGATCCAAGATATTGGATATGGTTGTATGATATTGAGCATGAAATTAGACAACACACACCAATTTTCTTTTACCATATTTGGGATGATTTACCAGACCCTAAATACAACAGAGATTATTACGAAAGTTGTGATTGGATTGGTTGTATTTCTAAACAAACATTTGGAATTACAAATAGAGTTTGGAGTTTAACTACAAAAGATAGATGGAAACAACCAGAACCTTGGCAAGTAAGTTATGTACCACATGGTATTAATCCAAATGATTATAACGTAGTAGACGTACCTCAAGAGTTCAAACAAAAAATATTCGGTGATAAAACATATGATTTCGTATTATATTGGAGCAACCGAAATATCAGAAGAAAACAACCTATTGAAGTTATCTATGCATTTAAAGAATTTGTAGCAAAGCTTACTGCTGAACAAGCAGCAAAGACAGTATTGTTAATGCATACACAACCAGTAGATGAAAACGGAACAGATTTACCTAAAGTAATTGCAGATAATGCACCTGAAATAAATGTAATATTTGATAGTGGTAGATGGAGTGAAACCGAATTAAACTATCTTTACAATTTAGCAGATGTTACAATTAACTTAGCTTCTAATGAAGGATTTGGATTAGCAACTGCAGAAAGTATTATGGCAGGAACACCTATTATCGTAAATGTAACTGGTGGTATGCAAGATCAATGTGGGTTCTTATTTCAAAATGATGAAGTTGGTGGAAATTGGGATTACACAAGACCATCTGATTATGTTAAATGGGGTTCTTTGCATGATTGGAGATTATGGAAAGATAAATTAAAACATGGAGAATGGGTAAAACCAGTTTGGTCAACATCTCGTTCATTCACAGGTTCAGTTCCCACACCATATATTTTTGAAGACCATATTGATTTTGTAGAAGTAGCAGATAAAATCAAAGAGTGGTATGATATGGGTAGAGATGAAAGAAAACATAAAGGTTTATTGGGTAGAGATTTTGCATTAGGAGTTGGTGGATTGAGTGTACAAAATATGTGCCAAACCCTAATTAACGGAATGGATACTGCATTACAAAATTGGAAACCTAGAAAAAAATACGAATTATTCAAATTAAAATAAGTTATGGCAGAAATTAAAAAACCTTTATTAGTAGTTCAAGGACCGGTGGCAACCCGTAGTGGATATGGTGACCATAGTAGAGATTTAGTTAGAAGTTTAATCAGTTTAGATAAATACGATATTAGAATTATATCATTACGTTGGGGAAATACACCGATGAATGCATTAAATCCTAATAATGAAAGTGATAAACAAATTATAGATAGAATTGGTTTACCTATTGATAGAAAACCAGATGTATTTATTCAAATTTCAGTACCAAATGAATTTGAAGCAAAGGGTACATACAATATTGGTATCACAGCAGGTATTGAAACGACAGTAGCACCTATTGATTGGATACATGGTTGTAATAGAATGGATTTAATTATAGTTCCATCTCAATTTTCTAAAGATGTATTAATTAATACTACTTATGTGGAAAAAAATAATGTAACACAACAGGTAATGAATACGTTTAAAATTGTAAAACCAATTGAAGTTCTTTTTGAAGGATTTAATAATGAAACATTTGGAGCAAGTGATGTTCCAACTATTACTGAATTAGACCAAATCAAAGAAGATTTTGCATTTCTATTTACAGGTCACTGGTTACAAGGTGAATTAGGACATGACAGAAAAGATGTTGGTATGACGATTAAAACATTTTGTCACGCATTTGGTGGACAAAAGAACGCTCCGGCATTAGTATTAAAAACATCATCAGCAGGATTTAGTGTTAGAGATAGAGAGGATATGGCGGGCAGAATTGAACAACTTACTAAAGAGTTTGGTACAAGTTGTCCTCCAATTTATTTATTACATGGTGAGTTTACCGAAGATGAAATGCATGGGTTATACGAAAATCCAAAAGTTAAAGCAATGGTATCTTTTACACATGGTGAAGGATTCGGTAGACCTCTTTTAGAATTTAGTTTGACTGGTAAGCCGGTGATTGCTTCTAATTGGAGTGGACATTTAGATTTCTTAAAGAGTGGTGCAGTATTATTAGAGGGTGAATTAAAAGATGTTCATCCATCGGCACAAAATCAATTTATTATACAAAGTAGTAAGTGGTTTTATGTAAATTATAGTAGTGCAATTACTAAATTAAAAGATATTTATAAGAACTACGATAAATATAAAATCGCATCATTTCAATTAGGTAAACAAAACAAACAGAATTTTAGTTTAGAACAAATGACTAAATTATTTGATACAATTTTAACTCAATATGTTCCAACAATAAAACAATTCATACCATTGAATTTACCAACATTAAACTAATATGAATCAAATACATCATTATAGGCAATATTTTTACAAAGAAATACCAACCTCAATTAATGAAGTAAAAAATGGTGCATTTTATAGATTATATGGTTACAAATACGAAGATACAGGTAAAACAGAATCTTATAGTGCAGCAGGAACGCCATTATTATTAGTTTTAGGAAAAAACACTAGAAAAGGATTAATACATTGTATAAAATTAAATGAATTACCATTGAGTAGATTTTTAAAATTATATGATGATATTCAAGACCAAAAATATACTAAAGAATTAATCAAAGAAATTGAAGATAATGATAAAACCTTTAATGATGATTTAGGATATGATACTGGTAGAAAAGCTATTTTAATTGATAGAAGTGGTAAAACATTCTACAAAAAATCAGTTAAAAATAATAGTGATTTAAAAAAATATGATGTATATCGAACCTACAAAAAGAAAAATATAAAAATGATTAAAGAATTATATTTTGATGTATCTAAATTAAAAACAAAATTAGGATTTAAAAACTTCAATAACGAAACAGAAATATTATAAAAATGAAAATAAGTTACGCAGTTACGGTTGCAGATGAAATTAAGGAAATACAAACTTTACTTCCTTTATTGATAGAAAACAAAATAGATACCGATGAAATTATTGTTCAATATGATAATCAAAAGGTGACAGTTGAAGTATTGGAATATCTTAATGATTTGGTATTTGATAAGAAAATTGATAAATTAATTGGATATCCTCTTAATGGAGATTTTGGAACATACAAACAACATCTTAATCAAAATTGTTCAGGAGATTGGATATTTCAGTTAGATGCAGACGAAATTTTAGATACCAAATTAATAAATAATTTAGGTTCTATATTAGAAGGAAATCCAAATATTGAAATGTTTTTTATTCCTAGAATTAATATTGTAAACGGATTAACCGATGAGCATATTAAAAAATGGGGATGGCAAGTAAATGAATTGGGTTGGGTAAACTTTCCTGATGTACAAGGTAGATTATATCAAAACAAACAATCTATATTTTGGAGTGGTAAAGTACATGAACAATTACAAGGATTTGAGAGCTATTCTATCTTTCCACAAGATGAGACATATTGTATTAAACACATTAAAGAAATAGAAAGACAAGAAAGACAAAACAATTTTTATGAGCAATTATAAAGAAGTTACGGTCGTTTGTACAAGTTGTAATAGACCTGACCTATTAGAAAAAACATTAGATAGTTTTTTCAAATATAATACATATCCAATTACAAAATTTGATATAATAGATGATAGTGGTGTTGTTGGATGTAATGATTATTTACAAGAAAAATTTCCATCAGTAAATTTTTGGTATAATGAAACTAATATAGGACAGGTTGCAAGTATAGATAAAATATATGGATATGTAAGTACTCCGTATGTATTTCATATGGAAGAAGATTGGGAATTTTACAAAGAAGGATTTATAGAAGCATGTTTAGATGTAATTGATTTAGATGAAAAGATTATATGTGTATGGACTAGAGACCCTAACGATACACCACATCCATCATTAGATCCTACATATGATATCAATGGAAAGGGTGTTAGGAGATTAGTATGGGGATTTGATGGACATTGGCATGGATTTACATTCAACCCATCACTAAAGAAAATTAAAGACTGGGATGGATATACAAAAATTGGGAGAGAATTAGAATTAAGTAAATATTATTATGAAAAGGGTTATTTTGCTATGATATTCACCGAAGGATATTGTAAACATATTGGATGGGATAGGCATGTAACTGATAAAGGTGAATAATGGAAACACTAGAATTAATACCACAAATGACATTCGCAATAGCGAGTAAGAACAATTTTCGTTATGTAAAACATGCAGTTAAATACATTAGAGAAAACTGTTATCGTAAAAACCATGTAATCCATATTGGAATTGATGGTGAAGATACGGAATTGGAAGATTGGGTAAAAGAACAAATACAAAATGGTGATACTAATATTATGGTATCAACTGGAGTAAGTGGAATTGCGGCAATCTATAACAATATAGCAAATAAATTATCAACTGATTTCATTCTTATTTATCACGCAGATATGATAGCGGGTAAAGATATGGATTTGTATCTATATAAACAATGGCAAAAAGGATTGATAGTTTCGGCTACAAGAGTAGAACCACCATTGCATCCAGCAGACCCATCTAAAATCGTAGAGAACTTTGGATTGTGGCCAGAAGAAGATGTAAAGGATGGTTTTCAAAGAACTAATTGGGATAGATTTGTAGAACATGTTGCATATGATGCTGAAAAGGTAACAAAAGGAGTATTTGCACCTTGGTTAATTCATAAAGAGGATTATTGGGCAGTTGGTGGACATGATGAAACATTAAACTCACATAGCGAAGATAGAGACCTATTCAATCGTTTTCAGTTAAATGGATTTGATTTTGTTCAGCCATGGAGTGCATTGGTTTATCACTTAACATGTAGAGGTGGACAATTTGAGCATGCAATTACAACTGAAAATTTAGAAACAAAATCAGAAACTTGGACATCTTTGGCAAATGAAAATACAAAGAAGTTTATTAGAAAATGGGGAACACCACCTTTGTATGATGAATTTCAATATCCAATTGTAATGCCTAAATACAACATTGGTTTAATGATTTATAATGCACCAATTGATTTAGTTATATTTTTAGAACCATATTTTACTACTATCTACACTAATAACTTAGGACAATTCGAAGGAGTTAGTAAAATAAAAGATATTAATGATGAACTTACTAACGATATATTTGTGACAGTAAATGCACAACATATAACAAATGAAAATATAGAGTTTTTAATGAAATTACCATTTGTATTAAAACAAAATACACAAATTGGAGCGTTTAAAGTAGATATATTTAATCTATATATAAAAAACTATAATGAATATCAAAATGAATTAATTAAAGTAAATTAATCTTATATTTATATATTATAGAGGAAAATAATATGCCAGCAGTATCGAAAGCACAACAAAGATTTATGGGTATGGTTCACGCCGCACAAAAGAGCGAAGACCCTTCTCCATTTAGTAAAGATGTAAAGAAAGCAGCGGATTCTATGAGTGATAAAGCAGCTAAAGATTTTGCATCTACAAAACATAAAGGATTACCTGACCACGTTAAAGAAAGTGATGATAAGTGGATTCCTAAAGATTTGAAAAAAGGAGCATTACATAAAGATATGGGTATTCCACAAGATGAAAAAATTCCAGTTAGTAAATTAAAAGCAGCAGCGGAAAAGGGTGGCAAAGAAGGTAAAAGAGCACAATTCGCATTGAATGTTCGAAAAGAAGGAAATGATATTACTGCAACACCTGAAGAACCAACAGTAGCAGATTTAGATGATATGCCATCTCCGGTGGCAGCGGTTAGTAATGAGGGTATTACAACAACACCAACTACACACGCACCATCTTTACCAACACCAACAAATAATATTTTATGGACAGCAACTGGTAGAGTGTGTGAAGGCAGACCTATGGTTGAAAGAATTAGAATGTATGAGAAAAAAGGTGGTGGTTGGAGAATGGGTAAACAAAGAGATGAGCAAGTTTACAATAACTTAAAAGAATTCTACAAAAACGAAATACAACCTAGAAAAGAAGCTAAGGAATTAATAGTTAAGAGAAGAATGGGTGAAGGATATGTATTAACACCATATTCAAAAGAAAAACACGATGACTATTTCAATGATGAGTGGGATAAAGATATAAAAGGTGATGATGTTATTTTAAAACAAATAATTAAAAACGTTGAAGATAATATTAAATTATTAAGAAAAAAATTAAGTGATGGTAAAAAATTATCACCTACTGCAAAAGATAATCTTAAAAAATCAATTGCATCGCATGTAACTTTATTAGATACATACAAAAAAGATTTAAAAAATTTAGGTGAAGGTACTTTAAAAGAAGATGATATGGCAGAACCAGGTGGTGATGTAGTTGCAAAAAATGGTACACAAGACCATGAGGTAGCAATGGCAAGAGCTTCTTTGTTAGCTATGAGTAAAGCAGTTCAAGATTTAATGGGAAAAATAGGAACAAACGAAGTAGACCTTCCAGGATGGGTACAAGACCATATTACAAATGCAGAAAACTACATTGTTCAAGCAGCAAAAGGATATAGACCGGAAGGGGATTTAGGAAACCATATTCAAAGACCAGAAGCACAAGTTAAATATTCAAATGGAAAATAAAGATATAGAACAATACATCATTGATTTGATGCAGTTACAATGCCAGGTTAAAGTATTTCATTGGCAAACTAAAGTATATGGTAAACACATTGCTTTAGATAGATTATTTGAGGCAATTATAGATAACATTGATGAGTTTACAGAAACGGCAATGGGTAAATATAATAGAGTTGATTTTAGTGGTGCAAACTATTCATTTGTTAATATCACAGATTCGGAAGTTTTAAAAGCAATTGATGAATTTATTGATAAAGCAATTGCATTAGATGATAAGGTAGAACCTAAAAAAGATAGTGACCTATTAAATCTTAGAGATGAACTTTTAGGTAAACTAAATCAAACTAAATACTTATTGACTTTAAAATAGGGTATGTACAAAATATTGTCAACCGGTACTTCATTTAATCATGGACTGGGATTGCATTTTTATGAAAGATATAATAATAGTTTACCTCTAAACTATATATTGTCAGAAAAAGAAAGAAAATTTAATGTAGATAATTCATTTCATTCTATTTTAGCTAAAAGATTAAATGTAGAAAGTGAAATATATTCAGGTGATAATTTTGGGTTAGATACAGCCTTTGATGACTTAATATGTGGTATTAAGTTAGAAGTTGAAAAGGAACAACCAATACCAATAAAAATTGTGATAATACAATTATCAACCGCAGAAAAAGATTTTTTTATATACAATAATAAAGTTTTTAGGTTAAACTTTAATTCACCGCATGTGTTTTTAGCATCAAAAAATAAATTGATTGATAGTATAGATAATTCTATTAAAGAAGATTTTATACAAAAATTAGAATTAGAATTTGATAAATATTTTACAAACACAACATTGTGGAGAGAACAACATTCTATATGGTTCGTTGATAAATTAAATGAATTACATGATTATCTTTTAAAAAAAGGAGTTACACTAAAAATAATATCATATTATAATGATTTTAATTCAGTTATAGATTCATTTAAAGAAAATATGTTTGTAACCTTTTTATATAATGGCGCTAAATTTTATAATGTAAAATCTTTAGTAGATGATAAAAAACTAAGAATAAAAGATGATATATCAATAACAAATGATGAACATCCTAATTTCAAAGCACATGAAATAGTTGCAAATAATATATTCGATTCATTAAATATTTAATATTTATAGTATAGTAATAAACCCCCAAAAAATTACATAAATAATGGATCAAAACATTTACACAGTCTTAATCACAGCAATTACCGTTTTAGGTGGTGCAAGTGCATGGAGATTTTACGAAAAAAGAGCAGAACATAGAGATAGAGATGAAGATTTTATCAGACATGATTGTAAAGACCGTATTGCTAAATTAGAAGCGTTATTATCACAAGCTGGTAAAGAAAAAGATGATTTAAGAGGAATGATATTAGACCTTACAAAACAAGTAGCAGCATTATCAGTTAAAGTTGAGTTCCTAACAAAAGAAAACGAAAAGTTAAAGGCAAATAAACCAGAAAACAATAAGAAGCAATTAAATGGCTAAACAACTATTAGATGAGTGTATTATCGTATCAAAGAAATTTGGTAATGATATGGTTTTGGCAAAAAATAGAGATAGGGCATATAAACCCGAAATTGAAATTGTACAAACACTTATCAATGGTATAGAAGTTGTTTATTTGCATGATATTACTACCGATTGGAGTGAGGGAATGAATGAATATGGTATCGGTATTGTAAATGCATCTCTTTTAGTTGGGTATGATGAAAAAGAGAAATCAATTATTAGTAAAACTGGTAAGAAATCTAAAGATGGTGAAAGAATTAGACACGCATTAGGTCACAAATCACTTAAAGAAGCTCTACCGGAAGTAGTTAAATACAATGGTGGGGTTAAAGGACATACATTTATAGCAGACCCTAAACATCTAATTACAGTCGAAATGACATCAAAGCATGCACCTGTAATTAAACAACAAGACCCTTCTAAATTATATGTTAGAACTAATCATGGTTTAGCCCATCCTGACGCGGGATATACTGATGGTCCAGATTATAAAAGTTCAGTAATTCGTAGAGCAACAGCAAAGGCATTTATAAAAGGATTAAACAACTGGAAAGAGGAATTACCAGTGTTGAGACATAATAAGTTTTCACATGATAATCCAAATAATATGAGTAGAGATACAGAAAAAATGAAAACTACATCACAAATGGAGTTAAATTTAACTGAAAAAATATTCATATTGAATTATTGGGGTGATAGAGTAGAAGGATTCAAAGGAATTAGAAGTGAATTACCTTCTGATTATATGCCAAAAATAAAGATTATAATTAAAGATTTAAAAGAAACACCTGGTAACTAATGATACTTTTAAGAGATTTATTAAACGAAGATAAGAAATTAAGAATATTTGATTTTGATGATACATTAGTAAAAACAAAATCATTTATTTTTATAACACATAAAGATGGAACTAAATCTAAATTAAGTCCAGGTGAATATGCAGTTTATACACAAAAACCTGGTGATAAATTCGATTTTTCAGATTTCAATAATGTAAACGAACCAGAACAAATAATGGGTTATACTAAATTACTTAAAAGATTTGTAAGTAGTGAGGGTGAAAGAAAGGTAACAATATTAACAGCAAGAGCAGCATATGCACCCGTTAAACAATACTTAAAAGATATTGGTATGGGTAGTATTTATGTTGTAGCATTAGGTGATAGTGACCCACAAAAGAAAGCAAAATATATCGAGGATCAAATTAAAAAAGGATATGATGATGTATTTTTTATAGATGACTCATCAAAAAATATAGCAGCAGTTCAACAATTAGAAAAGAAATATCCAGAAGTTAAATTTAGAATACAATTAGCCAAACTTTAATTTGGTAATCTAAATTTTATTTAGTAAATTAGTTATATGAAATCATTAAGATTTTGGACAAAAGAAAACTTTGAAGTAACAACTGAACCGGTTTGGAATTTAACTGAAAGAATTAATAGTGTTCATACTACATCTGGAAATGATGAAAGTGGAACTTGCACATACACCTACAATGAATTAGGATATAGGGGTGATTCAATTTATAAAGGTGGATTTAGAATATTATCAGTAGGTGATTCACATACAGAAGGAGTCGGTGTAAGTGATGATGAAACATGGTCACATCAATTATCTCAACTAATACCAAATGGGGTAGATTTAAACGCGGGTTTTGGTGGTAGAAGTAATGATTATATTGCAAGAACGATATTAACTTTATTTAAAACGTTTCGACCAGATATCGTATTAGTAATGTATACCTATCCAACTCGTAAAGAGTATTATACAAAAAAAGGTGATTTACAACCATTTCATGTTAATCCTTGGGGATATTTTAAAAACAATCCAATTGGACAAGAGGAACATAGGGCCTATTTAAACATTTCACATGATGAAAATGATATGGTTAATTGGTATAAAAATCATTTATTAATAAGTAATTTTTTAAAAGCAAATAATACTCCTTTCTTTTGGAATGGTAGTTTTTTGAATGATAAAACCATTATTGAAGATAATAGATTTGATGGTGATTATGATAATTTCTTTGATAAATCAGCAGAAAAAACACACGCCGGACCAATGCATAATAAATTATATGCTAAAAAACTACATACTTTTTTAAAACAACATAATGCAATTTAATTCAATATATCTTAATGGTTGTTCTTTTATGTGGGGTGTAGGACATTCAAATACATCTGTGTTTAAATATTTTGAAGAAACCAAAGACATTAATACATCACATGGTGAGCATTTTAATGGAAAAAGTTTATTTAATAATTACGATTGGGTAAGACAGGATACTAATATTGCGGGTAGACTAAAAAAACATTATAACGATATAGTAATAATAGATGAATCTATATATGGTGGTTCATTACAAAGAGTAGTTCGTAAAACATATAATTGGATATTCAATAATGATAATCAAGCAAAAGAAACTCTATTCATATTAGAATGGCCTATTGGTGTTAGAAATGAAATATACATTCCATTACAAAAACGATATGTAAACTATACTGCAAATTTTGATAATTTTGATAATATAGATCCATATTTACATAGATTAATGATTAATGAAATTGCACCAAATTTCTTTGCAGATGGTGTAGCATTTTTAGAGGATTTACAGGCATTCGTTGGATTATTGTCATACATAAAAAGTATTGGTGGGAAGTACCTAATATTATTAGATGAATTTCCAATGGATATTATATCAGATGAAACAACTAAATATGTTGATAAAAATCAAATTAAAAATATATTAAATAATACAATTGTACCGAATGTGGTTGTATTTGAAAAGGATGGAAAAACTACTCGTTCTATGATTGAATATTATAGAGAATATGAGAATGCAACATTTACATTGGATACAATAGGAGAATTAATGGATGATCATAATTCAATTAGAGCATCAAGATTAATAACAGAACAAATTATTAGAAATATAAAAGAGAATTATGAAATTAATTAAATCGGAAAAAGCATTAGAATTATTAGAGGGTATTGGGGTAGTAATGAGAATACTAGCCTTTGGTATGCTATCTATATTTAATAAAGATACTCCATTTTTAGCTATGTGGATTATAAATACGATAGATGCTGTTATTTTAACTTATTGTGCATGGGAACGAAATAATAGACCTTATATCTTACTTAATGCATTTTGGTTATTAGTAGGTATAATTGGCATATATAATACCTTATAATTATGAAAACTAAAGATGATATATCCACATCAAAATATATTCAAAGGTATGGTTTAATGTATTTTAAATACAAAAAAGATACTACCAAATTAATAGTTACATCTCCAAAATGTGGAACTAGATATTTTACAGGATTAGCAGAATATAATACCGATTTTATTAGATTCCATCCATCATTAGATACGATGGAAGCAAATGATAAGTATTTTGATGAATTATCTGAAATATATTGGATTGTAAGACCACCAATGGAGCATGCAATTTCTGCTATTATGACAGAACATTCATCTAATATGGATAATTTAACAAACCCAAATCAAACTTCATCTAAATTAAAAATTAAAAAACAAGATGAAGATTGGAAACTTAATGTTTTAGAACAATTATTATCGGATATATTAACTAAACCATATTTTACAAGTAATAGTCGTGATGGTATAGATGGTGTTTTTAGCCATTATAACCCAAGATATGAAAATATTTACAATGATATACCAAATAGACTTGAATTATTTTCAAAAATAAAATTTATAGAATTAAAAGATTTATCTAACTTAATTAAAAATGAATTTAATATAACTGATAATTTTAAAAGTAAAGAATATGGCATGGATAGATTTTTTACAAAAGATAGTTTAGTAGAAACAATTAAAATTAATTTTCCAGATATGTGGGAAAAATTACAAGGAATAATTAATATCGAAGAACAGTATTATAACTTAATATTAAATTATGATTATCATCCCATATTTAGTGAAAAAATAAAAGAATCACATAACGAAATAGATGTGGTATATGAAAAACTAAATAAAGAATTGGATATAGCATATCAAAAGCATGCAAAATATATTGAAACTTATTTAAAATATAAGAGTAAAAATATATGTAATGTATAACTCATTGATTTACAATGACTTATAAAAAAGTACCCTAAAAATTAGGTATTTTCAGTATATTTTCGTATCTTTGACTATATATCAAACATTAAAAAAATGGGAAATACTGAAAAAAATGAGATTTATTTAGGTGGTGGAACTAATCTAATTTGTAAAAAAACTCAATTAGTAAGTACACATAATAGATTACAATTAATTACACAAGGTGATGGTGCAATTGAATTAGATATAAAAATAGAAGCAGATTTTGGTACTATACCTGAAAAATATCATGAAGTATTTTTAAATATGGTAACTGCTAAATATTGTGATAAAGTATCATTTGGGGACAATCCATTTTCATTATGTGTTCCGGCTCCTAAACGAAAATGGTATCAATTTTGGAAATAAACAATAAGTTATGAATAGTATATTAAATTACATTGCTATCGGAGTTGTTGGAACTACTATATGGGTGTGTTTTGAAATATGGAGAGCACCCTTATTAGAGGAACAAAAAGATGGTAGCTGGAAAACAATTAAACCGGCAAAAAAATTATTTAAATCTAAAAAAAAGTAATATGAAAAAGTACATTAGTGGAGCATTAAAATTAGTAGCAGCAGGATTGTTATTATATACAGTCTACGAACAAAATAAAGTTATTCAAAAGTATAAGCATGAAAATGTACATATGGTGAACGATAAAGGTGACACCGTAAGTATGGAGATTAATGCAAATGATACTCAAAAAGTTATCGATTCTTTAACTGATGAATTATTCAATGCAAATACTGCTACTGGTAGATACGAATTAAGTTTACAACATTTAGAAGAAGTAAACCCAAAAGCAGCTAAACAATTCAACGATTATTTACAAAACGAAACGGAATAAAATGGAAACACAAAATTCAGTAGGAGCAGATATGGGTGGAACATACCCAAAGATAGATGCAACTGGTAATTCAATTTACGAAACATGTGTAAGTTGTGGTAAAGAAACAACTACACTTAAATCAACTCACATAGACTTTAGAACAGGTTATGTAGAGGGAGCAGGACAATTGTGTTGGGAGTGTTATACAGGTAAATCTAGGAGTCTTATTACAATAGATGAAAGAACTATCATTGATACACCAAACGACCAGGAATTAGGTGCAAAGGTACGACAATTATATTGGGATAGTAAGAAATAATTTCAATGTTATTTTTTGGTTATATGATAAATTGTCAGTATATTTGTTAAAGAAATGTGAATATATATTATAATTATTCACGTAATAGGTTACATATTTTTTAATTAAAACAAAGTTTATGGCTAGTAAGAAAGAAGAAGTTTTCCAACAACTTAAAGCGTTATGGGAAACATTCGAAGCAGAACACAACAAAACAACAAAAGTTTCTCAAAAGAATGCGAGAACTGCAATCGGTGACTTAAAAAAGTTAGTTACGGATTATAGACAAGCTTCAGTAGAAGAAACAAAATCAGCAAAGTAAATCCAAAGGGGTACTGACAACTAGTCACTACCCTTTTTTATTTTTAAACAACAAAACAACAAAAAACAAACATGAAAAAAGCAGGATTATTGTTATCGGCTCTATTCGTAACTATTTTGTCATTTGGACAGATTAGTGGTAGAGTGGTAGACGGAACAACAAAAGAAGCGTTAGCGGGAGCTAGTATTTCGACTGAAAATGGTGCTAATGCAACATCTGGATTAGATGGTACATTCACACTTAAAACAACAAAGAAAGGTGAGGATATCAAAGTATCTTATCTTGGTTTTAAAACAGCAAAAGTAGATGCAAAGGATGGTATTGTAATTGAGTTACAATCTACATCTATTGGATTGAAAGAAGTTGCAGTATTTGCTAACTTAGGTGTGGATAGAAAAACTCCGGTTGCTATCTCATCAGTTAATGCAAAATTCGCAGCTGAGAATTTAGGTACACAAGAATTACCTGAATTATTGAGAATTACTCCTTCTGCATTTGTAACTAAATCAGGTGGTGGTTATGGTGACTCTCGTATTAACATTAGAGGGTTCGATAACAAAAATATCGCAGTATTGATTAATGGTGTACCTGTAAACGATATGGAAGGTGGTACAGTCTATTTTTCTAACTGGGCAGGTATTGGTGATGAGTTGAAAGAAATTCAAGTACAAAGAGGTTTGGGTGCTTCTAAATTAGCTATCCAATCAGTAGGTGGTACTATGAATATTATTACTAAAACAACCGATGCTGAAAAAGGTGGTTCAATCTCTCAATCTTTGACTGATTTCGGACAATCTAAGACAGTATTATCATTATCAACAGGTAACACTAAGAATGGTGCATTTTCTTTCGTAGGTTCAACTACACAAGGAAGTGAGTATGTAAACAATTCATATATTAAAGCATATTCTTATTTCTTATCTTACGCTAAAGATATTAAAAACCACAAATTATCAGTAACATTCTTAGGTGCACCACAAGAGCACGGACAACGTTCTTCTATGTTGACTGCAGCTGAGTATAATCAATATGGTTTAAAATATAATAAAGATGTTTATGTTGTAAATGGTCAACAAAAGAATATCAATATTAACTATTTCCATAAACCAATCTTCCAAGTTAATGACTTCTGGCAGATTTCACCTAAAACATCATTAACAACTGCTGTTTATACATCATTTGGACATGGTGGTGGTTCAGGTACAATTGGTACAACTCCATCTGCAAGAAATGCACAAGGTCAAATTATTGCTGACCCTATCACAACTGCAAACGCAACAAACGTAAATGGTTCTGCATTTGGTATCAGAAATTCAATCAACAATCACGTTTGGACAGGTGCTTTATCTACATTAAACACAAAATTAACAAAAGAATTAAACTTATCTTTTGGTGTTGATGGTAGAACTTATAAAGGAACTCACTTCCGTGAAATGAGAGATTTAGTAGGTGGCTCTTTCTATAAAGACCCATTCACTCCACATGCGACAGTTGATGCTAACGCAAACTCATATATCGATGTAACTAAAGTAACTCCAGTAAACAATAGAGTAGCTTATGACTACGATGGTTTAGTGAACTATTTAGGTACATTCGGACAATTAGAGTACACTAAGAATAAATTATCAGTATTTGCACAAGGTGCTATTTCTGAAACTTATTATGGTAGAACTGATAGATATAACGCAACTCATACTGAATACAATGCAGCTAAAGTTGATTTAACTGGTTATAATGCTAAATTTGGTGTAAACTATAACTTAGATGAATACAATAACGTATTTGTAAACGCTGGAAAATATAGTAGAGCTCCTTATTTGAGTTTCATCTATAATGGTACAACAACAACTACAAATCCTAATAGTGGTAACGCAGTAAACTCTAACATTAAAAATGAAGAAGCAAACTCTTATGAAGCAGGTTATGGCTTTAGAAGTAGAACTTTAACATTTAAGTTGAACGCTTACTATACTGAATTTAAGAATCGTTCTTTAGCATCTCCTTTATTAACTAATCCTGATGGAACACAATATAGTGCTTTAATCACAGGACAAGGTGCATTGCACAAAGGTGTTGAAGCTGAAGCAAAAGTAAAAGTAACTAAAGCATTAGAAGTAGGTGCATTCGCATCTGCCGGTGATTGGAAGTGGAAAGGTAACGCATCTGCAACTTTATTAGATGCTGTTAAGAACACTACAACAAAGGTTAATGTATATTCTGATGGTTTATTCGTAGGTAATCAGCCTCAAACTCAATTAGGAACTATCGTAAGATATCAAGTTACTAAGAGTTTAGATTTAGGTGGTGATTTCACATACAACGATAAATACTACGCTAACTACGACCCAAGTAAAAGAACAATCGCAACCGTGACTGCACAAGCATACAAAATCCCTGGATTTGGTGTTGCAAATGCAAGAATTGGTTACAAATTGAAAATCGGTAAGTTTGATTCATATGCATCAGCACATGTTTACAACTTATTTGATAAACAATATTGGATTGAAGCAACTGACGGAAGTGGTACTAACGCTGGAACATTGCTAAATGGTTTCAAAGGTTGGGGTAGAACTTCAGATGTAAGTTTGAAGATTAATTTTTAATTCGCAGTCAAGTATATACTCAACAAAAAGCCCTCATAGAAATATGGGGGTTTTTATTTGGTAATTTAATTTAATTTTAATATATTTATATATACATTAAACAAAAACAATTATGAAAAAAGTGTTATTATTAGTTATCATCGTTTTAGCATTCTTTGCTATCGGTGGTAAAGCACAAGATTTGGTAGTTTTAAAACACACAAACTACACAGCAACTTATAGTAAATCATTACATTATCCAGTATTGGTAGAATGGTGGGACACAAAAGCAAAAGTAGGTTGTGCATCACCTATGGCGAGAAAAGATCAATTTGCACCAGATCCATTAGCAGCAGCTGATACAAAATTGCAAGCTGATTATGATTTAATCAATCAAACTCACAAAGCAAAAGGATTAAAAGGTGTTGATAGAGGGCATATGTGTCCAGCAGCGGATAACCTTTGCCAAACTCCACAAGTTCAAGCTGAGTGTTTCTATTTTTCTAATATGGCAGCTCAATATCACGCATTAAACGCAGGTGATTGGAAGTCAGTAGAAACAGCAGAAAGACAATGGTCAATTGCAAATGATTCAGTACATGTATGGTGTGGTAATATTGGTGTAGCTGAAAAAGTTGGAACAACAACAATTCCTAAACAATGCTGGAAAGTAGTTTACATTGTTAAAACTAAAGAATACTTAGCATTCTTATTTGATAATGTTGATGGAAAACAAACAGGTTTAGAATCACATAAAGTTGATGTAGCTACAATTACAAAATTAACTGGATTTAAGTTCAAATAGTTTTATGGAAAATGAAGGTTTCTTTCCCAATATAGATAAGGGTTATAAAAAAGTAGATAACTCATCTAAAGGAACTCTAAAAAGAGGATTGGGTAGTAGACAATTATTAGCAGCTGAGATTACGGAAGCACAAGGACGTTCTCGTTCAGCAAAAGATACAGCAAGGACATTAGGGGTATCATACAACACATATAAAAAGTATGCAAAGTTGTATGGTATCTTTGATATCGATTATAACCCTACGAATGTTCCTATTGAACGCAGATTAAAACTGACGGTAGGTAAATATCCATTAAGTGAGATATTACAAGGTATGCATCCGACATACCCAATTAGTAAGCTAAAGAGAAGATTGATTAAAAATGATGTGTTTCCTGAGTGTTGCACAGCATGTGGATTTGATGAAGTAAGAGTAACAGATGGTAAAGCACCCCTGTTATTAGATTTCTTAGATGGTGATTATAGAAACCATACTTTAGAGAACTTACGATTCTTATGTTACAATTGTTTCTTTTTATTAATAGGTAAGAGAAAGATACCTAAGAACGGACAGTTTGCAGAACAAGGTGTCACTGCGGAAGATGATGATGAAGAAATTATTGAAGAAGATTTGGAAGATACAGAAATTTAACGTATCTTTAATTATAAACAAAAACAATTAAGTTATGGCAAAGTATTATGAAGTACAAGTTACAATGCACCATGAAGTAGATAACGGAAAGGGCGTAAGTAAAGTAAAGAAAACAAAAGAAAACTATTTAGTGGATGCAATGAGCGTAACTGAAGCAGAAGCTAGAGTAGTTAAGTTATTCACCGATTCAGCAATCAATGTAGATTATGAAGTTACTGGTGCTAAAGAAAGTAAAATTATTGAAGTAGTAAACGCAGAATAATGAATACCTTATTTGTAGATTTTGATGGAACAACATTTGAGCATGCAACTGAAAACATATTACCTGGAACAAAGGAAAAGTTTGAAGAATGGAATGCAAAGGGATATACTATCATTATAACTACGGCAAGACCTTCATCTGCTAAAGAACAAACCCTAAGAGCATTAGACGAAAATGGCTTAAAATATCACGCTATTATATTTGATTTACCTAATGGAGATAGAGTTGTAATAAACGATATCAAAGAGGGTAGAGAAAGAGCATTTGCATATAATGTAGAACGAAATGGTGGTATAGGTCACTTAGATTTATAATATGAGTTTTATAATAACAAGTAAATGTACAGATTTATGTGATGGTGGGTGTTTAAAGGTTTGTCCTATGGATTGTATTCATGGACCTATCAATCCTACCGGTGAGGGTAAAGAGCTCCAAGAAGCAAAGCAAAATGGGGTTAAAGGCATACAATTATACATAAACCCTAATGATTGTATTGATTGTAGTGCTTGTATACCTGAATGTCCTGTTGACGCCATTGTATCTAGTGAGAAAATAGCTATACAACTCGGTGAATATCAATCAGTTACACGAAATTATGAATTTTTTGGGTTAAAATATTTGGATAATTGATAATTTTTTCGTAATTTAGACATATATTTATATTTAATAACTAAAACAAAACAAAATGGGATTATTCCAATTCATTAAAGACTTGTTTGGTAAAGCAACACAATTAGAAGCACAAGTGGAAACTTTCGTTAAGGAAGTAGAAACTAAAGTTCCAGGTGAAACTGCAACTAATTTGAGAAATGACCTAAACAAAGTTAAGAAAGTGAAAGCAGATACTATCGCTCAGGTAGAGAAAGTAGAAGCTAAAGTTAAGGAAGTAGAAGCTAAGGTTAAAACAGCAACAGCTAAAAAACCTAAAACTACTGCTACTAAGAAAACAACTAAATAATTTGGTGGTTTTAAAAATAAAGTGTATCTTTAACAAGTAAACAATTAAAAATTAAAAACAAACAACAATGAAAAAAGTGTTAGCAATTTTCGCTATCGCAGCTTTAGCAGCTTGTGGTGGTGCAAAAACAGAAGTTAAAACCGATTCAACATCAGTAAAAACAGATTCAACAGCAGTAGTTGCTGATTCTACTAAAACTGATAGTACAATCGTTAAGTAATTTAAGAGGGGATAAGAGATTATCCCCTTTTTTATTTTTATGGAGTAACAAGATGATTAAATGGAAACAAGAAATGCAAGAAAGTTACAATTTATATTTAGATGATATTAGAGAACCTAAACAATCATTCAAAAAGACTGGTGATAATAGATATGTGGATTTACATTGGAAAGTAGTACGAAATTATCAAGAATTTGTAGAACAAATTGTATTACATGGTATTCCAAATATTGTATCATTTGACCACGATTTAGGTGAGGAACATATAAACTACTATTTTGATAATGGTGGTAGAGAAAATCCACCCGACCCGTTAAAAGGCCACTTTACTGAAAAAACAGGATATGATTGTGCAAAATGGTTAGTAGAATATTTAACCGAAAATGGTTTACCTATGCCGGAGTATTTAATACATTCAGCTAATCCTGTGGGTAGTGAAAATATTAGGGCAATCCTTAAAAGATACACCGAAATACACCAATTTTCATAACTCATTGATTATCAACGACTTACGATATTAGTAAAAAAACTAATATGTAAGTGATTGAGCGTCAACGATTTTAAAAAAACTTTCCAAAAAGCTTGGCGGTTTGGATATTTTTTCGTAACTTTGGGTATAACCAAACATCAAAAAAATATGTGTACTAAAAAACACCCTAAATTAAAGATGATTAAATGTATCAAATGTAACGGACCTATGCCTGAACTTAGATTACTAAAATTCGGTTATCGTAATTGTGTTAATTGTAGCACAGTTGAACGTGTAGGTGGTGTTGCAATTGCTAATCATAAGACGGGTAATGAAATACAAATTATGCCTGCTAAAGATGCTGCTCGCTTATACAAGTTATCACAACGACAAGGATATGGGGTATGTAAAGGTATGAAACATAATTAATAATATGATATTTAAACTTTTAATTCTAAACAAATGTGGAGTCACCACACTAAAAACTGAAAAAACACGTATGACTACTTTAAAGTCTAAATTCGAATTTATCACAAATTCATTAAACGAAGCATTGTTACAAGCTAACACAACTCAAAGTGAACAAAAGAGAGCGTATTACTTGAGTAGAGCAATGTACTATTCACAAAGATTAGGAACTTTAGCTAAGAGAGCTAAGATTTCAGCATAAGATAGTTCGGAACATTGGTAGGGGTTCGATTCCCCTACTATCTTCAATTAATTAAAATCTAAAACATAAAAGTATGAGTTGGTATGACAGATTTAGAGGTAGTTACTCAAAAAACAAAACAACTAAAAAATCAGCAAGTTCCTTTTGGGCCGATGAATGGAGCCAGTATGATACACCTAGTACTTATTGGAGTGGTGGTACATGGAAGCCAGCTGAGGTAAATAAAGTAGAGGCATCAACTGCCGATATGATTAAATTGAATGCACACAAAAGAGCAATCTCAAACTTTGTAAACATTCTTACAAACAAACCTATTCCTGTTAAGTTCGCACAAAAAGGTGACTCTTATACGGATGGTAAATCAGTAGTATTATCTGCTGAGGTTAAACCAGAAAAGTTTGACGTAGCTGTGGGGTTAGCATTGCACGAAGCATCACACATTGTTCTTACGGACTTTGAATTGTTGCCTAAATATCAAGCACCAAATGATTTATTCAATGGCTTTGCAAAAGCAGCAGGTAAAGATCCTCAAACATTAGATAGTGCAGCATATGAGTTAAACAAAGATAACTTATTCGATGTAGTTAAATCATTGGTAAACTTTGTAGAGGATAGACGTATTGACCAATATATCTACAATACTTGTCCAGGATATAGAGATTATTACAGAGCATTGTATGATGAGTATTTCTATTCCGATACAATTGATAAGGGATTAAAGAGTGACGAATTTACGGATGAGAGCTTAGAAAGTTATATGTTCCGTATTATCAATATCACAAACGCTAATACTGACTTATCAAAGTTAAAAGGTTTGAGAGAGATTTACGAAGCATTGGACTTAAAGAATATTGATAGATTGAAAAACACTACTGACTCATTGGCAGTAGCAGAAAAGATTACCAATACAATCTTACAAAATATTACCGTCCAAGTAAAACCTAAACAAAAACAACAAGGTGATGGTGATGGTGAGGGTGATGATGAAGTTGAGGAAATTGATGATTTGGGTGATAACTTTGAGATAACTGATGGTGATGATGCGGGTGGTAAGAAAGTTAAGTTATCTAAGAATGCTATGGAGCAATTAAAGAAAGCTATCAAAAAGCAAAAGGATTTCGTAAACAATAATGTTAAGAAAAAGCAAATCAGTAAGAAAGAAGCTGATACATTGGAGCAAATTGACAAGAGTGGTACTGAAATGACATCGGTAGGTGACACTCAATTGGAGAATGGTGGTTATATCAAACCTGTTCAATGTATTGTTTCAAAGAAAATGACTGAGGCATTAATGCAAGATAGTGATTTCCCATTTGCATATTGGTATGAGAAAAGTGGTAAAGATAAGAAAGGTGAGTGGCAAGGTTGGAATGAGGAAACATTACGCAGAGGTATCTTAATGGGTACTATATTAGGTAAGCGTATTGCAGTTCGTAGTGAGGAACGTGAGACAGTTAATCCTCGACAAAAGAATGGTAGAATTGACAAACGATTAGTTGCAGCTTTAGGTTATGATTATGTAAATGTATTCAGTACCAAAGAAGTTGACCGCTTTAAGAAAGTAATGTTACATATTACCTTAGATGGTAGTGGTAGTATGAGTGGTACATGTTGGAACGATGCATTAGCAGTTTCTATTGCTATTTGTAAAGCCGCTTCAATGGTATCTAACTTAGCAGTACAGGTTTCTATTAGAGGTACGTGGGGTAACAAACCTTACATATGTATCGCTTATGATAGCCGTTTTGATAAGTTTGAGAAAGTGAAACGATTGTTCCCAGCATTGCAAGCAAATGGTACAACACCTGAGGGGTTATGTTTCCAAGCAATTATGAAACACTTTGTAGAAAGTAACAAAGATATGGATAGTTATTTCTTAAACATATGTGATGGTGAGCCTTCGTTCTCAAATGACCAATGTTCTTATAGTGGACATAACGCTTTGTTACATACAAAGAAAATGGTTCATCAAATTAAGGATATGGGTATTAAAGTTATGAGTTACTTTGTAGGTGACACATATGGTTACGGACGTTCACGTGATAATTTCAAAACAATGTACGGAAGTGACAGTAAATTCATTGACGTTAAACAAATCGTTCCTATTGTTAAGACTATGAACGAGTTATTTATGAAAAAAGATTAAAAAACACTAAAAAACCTAACTGATTGATTATCAACAAGTTATATATTACACTAAAAAGTGGGGCATAACTGGTTGATTATCAGTAGGTTAAAAAAAGATTTGGCGGTTTGAGAAAATTGTCGTAACTTCGAGTATATTCGAAAGGGTAAAATATTAAACATTAAACAATAAACACTAAAAGTATGAGTAAGGTAAAAAACATGGAATTTGGGTACACAAACGAAATTTACAAAGTAGAAAATGTTAAATCTCGTTTTTGTTTGGTAAACACAAAAGGTGATGTATTAGATAGTACAGCATCAACAATTGTAGGTAGTTCATTAAGAAAGAAAGCCGCAACAACTGGTAAAGCAGTTAGAGGTTATGTAGGTAAAAATGGTGATAAATCATATCGTTTAGTTGATATGCAAGAATACACCGATTTGTTAGTTAGACCTATGAATACTGACATCGCTGAAACTATCGTAGAAAATCCTACGGAGCATGAGGATGTTAAGAAATTCATTCACGAGGATGGTATCGCATTGAAACCAGCTAACTTAATTATGAATGAGTTAAAGTGGAAATACTTATTACGTTCAGCAGTTCGCGCTCGTAATATTATGATGACCGGACCTGCTGGTAGTGGTAAGACAATGGCCGCTAAAGCATTAGTAGAAGCGTTAAAGAGACCTTTCTACTACTTTAACTTAGGTGCAACGCAAGACCCGCGTGCTGCGTTAATTGGTAACACACACTTTAACAAAGCAAGTGGTACTTATTTTAGTGAGAGTGCGTTTGTAAAAGCAATCAAAACGCCATACGCAGTAATCTTATTGGATGAGTTGAGTAGAGCACATCCTGAGGCATCAAATATCTTAATGACTGTGTTAGACCAAACACAAAGATACTTAAGATTAGATGAGCAAGATAATTCACCAATTGTTAAGGTAGCTGAGGGTGTTACATTTATCGCAACTGCCAATATCGGTTCGGAGTATACAGCAACACGTGTTATGGACCGTGCGTTGTTAGACCGTTTCGTTACAATTGAGGTAGATACATTAGATAAGGATAAGGAGTTTGAATTGTTAGAGATGTTATATCCTGACACAAACAAAGAGGATTTGAAAGCAGTAGCTGAAATTGCAGCACACACTAGAGACCAAATCAAAGGTGATGCTGGTAAATTAACTACCGCAATTTCTACTCGTATTTCAGTAGAGATGGCTGGTTTGTTATATGATGGTTTTGATTTGTTAGAAGCAGCTGAGGTAGCAATCTTCCCGTTCTATTCACAAGATGGTGGAATGGATAGTGAGCGTACTTATATCAAACAATTAGTGCAAAAATATTTGCGTACTGATGATGGTGAAAAGTTATTCAACGAAGTGACAGAGGATGCTAACGCAGACGACGATACAATCACTTGGTAGTAGTGTAGGGTAGGGTTCTCATACTACCCTACCCGAACTAACATAATAGGGGTGCAAAGGGCATCCCTATTTTTATATAACTTAAACAAATCAAAAATGGCATTAACTAAAAATGTAACAGATTTTATAGAGCATGTCAAGGGACATTGCAGACGAGTAGGAATTAAGTGTGAAATACGACCTGTTAAATATTTGGTATTGAGTGGTAATATTAGATGTGGTGGTTACTTTGATGATGATAATAAAAAGTTAGTAGTAGCTGGTAAACATAAAGACTGGTTAGGTATATTAGCACATGAATACGCTCACCTTACACAATGGGAAGAAAATTGTGAAGCATGGGCAAAAGGTTGTACAGGATTAAATAACTTAGAACATTGGTTAAGTGGCAATAAAATACGAAGTGTAAAAGATGCCGTAACCCGTGCGCGAAATTTAGAACATGATAACGAATTGAGATCGGTAAAGATAATTAAGAAGTGGAAACTGCCTGTTAATTTACCGGAGTACATTCAAAAAGCAAATGCTTACTTACAATTCTACAATTATATGAGGTATAGTAGAAGATGGAGTAGACCTAATAATTCACCATACAGCAACCCAAAAGTATGGAAGCAAATGCCAACAAAATTCAATATGAAATACGAAACTATGGGTAAAAAGTGGTTTCAATTATATAAAGATAATAACATTTAATATGCAAGGTAAAGAAAGTGATAAAAGAGATGTACAACTTAGTGCACTATTAGCATTGTGTATATTATTCGCACTTATAGCAGCAGGACTTGTTAGTTGTGGTGTTAAACCAAAACACAAAGAACAACTAAGGATTTCTCAATATCAAGAGGGTGATGTAGTATATTTGAAACCTGACTCTACAATTGGGGTTATTGGTGATGTAAATCTATACACACGTGATATTGAATATAAAATAGGTTATAAAAATAATCAAGGTGAAATTCAATATCAACTTTTTACGGAAACACAAATTTATAGTAAAAAATAGAGTTATGAAAAATTTAAGTAAGCTGGTGACAAGAACATTAGCGGTACTGGTAGTATTATCAGTATATTTTTGGTTAGTTCAATCATCTTTTTGGTTATTGAATAAAGCCAGTACAATAGCAAACATTATAGGATTGCTTGGATTGGGTATTATGACAGTAATTGGTTTGGTAGCCATTTACAATTTTATTAGTTACATAAAAGGTAAATTATGATAGTGTGGTATTTACTTATTAGTGTTTTATATTGTGCTACATTTATAGCATTTATGAAAACAAAAGAAAATAATGAAAGTGAAAGTGAAAATTATATGGATAGATATGGTGATTGGCATATGAAATACATATTATTGTGTGTGTTAGGAACTATCATATGGCCTTTAGTTATTCCGTTCATTATCTTTTACAAAGTGGCATTCAAATTATTAAACAAAAACAAAAAGTAAAATATGATAGTAATAATAATATTATTTACAATACTGATAATTACATTTGAAGGAGTTAGTTATTCAGTCTACGGACCAATTCTCAATTCAAAAGTTGTAAATGAAGCATTAGATTATCACGCTCCAAAAGGTGTTAGATTAAATCAATTTGATGCTGGTATTTTGACATTGGGTGATATGAGTGATTATGGTATTAATGAAATGCCGTTTATAGCATGTAATAGTGCATCTATCTTATCCAAATACTACATAAGTGGTGTGGGTAGAGTTAATAGATTTTCAAAAGAACATAGACGAATTAAACAAATATTCAAACAGGCTCATGACGAGCTTAATAAAAAAACACCAACAAAAACAATTAAACAAAAATTAAACATTAAATAAAAACAAATAGTATGAAAAGAAAGTACTGGACAACAAAAAACAATCATTCACCTAAACAAAAGGGAACAAACAAAATTACAAATAAATAAAAAACAAAATAATATGAAAAAAATAGAAATGCTTAGACAATCAGGTAAAACTACAAGAATTGCCAATTTCGTAATAGACCAACTACACTCAGTAGGGGAGGTAATTGTAACCGACCATACAAGTTTTGAATTTCCAGACATTGATAATATGTCTTCTATTAGAAATCTTATTGAGAAAGTAGAAAAGCTTGATGCAGCAAATTCACCAGGAAATAGAAGGATAGAATTTGAAATTTTCGATTCACAGAATACGAAATTGATAAGATTTAGGATGAATAAAACATTAAACAAAACAAAATAATATGAAAAAAGTATTAGCATTAGTAGCATTAGTAGTGACATTAGGTAGTTGTACCCGTATCAGTCCAACCGAAGTAGGATTTAAGATTGACAATAGTGGTGATTATAGAGGTATAGATAGTTTACCTTTATTGACTGGGTTTCAGTTTTACACACCGGGTTTTACATATATTGTGACAATCCCAACAACACAACAACACGTCGCATGGGTTGAGGATGCAAGTGAGGGTAAACCAATTGATGAAGCAATTGTAGTTAGTTGTAATGGTGGTGCCGGTTTCAAAATGGATATTGGTTTAAACTACCGTGTTAATCCAACAAAAGCATCTAAGATTTACTTAAAGTATAAAACGGATGACTTAGAAAGTATTACAAACACTTATTTACGAAATGTAGTTAGAGGTAGTATGCAAGATGTGAGTGGTTTATTGACAGTTGATAGTATCTTAAATAACTTACCAGGTTTTGAAGCAGCAGTTCGTAAGAATGTAACTGAACGATTTGAGAAAGATGGTTTCATTGTAGATAACTTTAGTATCTTAAAACAACCAACACCAACTGATAAGAGTTTATCCGATGCGATTAACGCTAAGATTAGAGCAAAGCAAGATGCTGAAACATCAAAGATGCAATTACAAAGTTCAATCGCTGAGGCTAACAAACAAATTGCTAAAGCAAGAGGTGATAGTGCAACGAAAGTAATTAACGCAATGGGTGAGGCTGAGGCAGTTAAGAAAATTCAGCAAGTATTGACTCCTACTTATGTTGAGTATATCAAAGCAAGTAGATGGAACGGAGTTCAACCATCAGTTGTAGGTGGTGGCGGTGGAATGATATTACAATTAAAACAATAAAATATTAAGGGGAGCAGAAATGTTCCCCTTTTTTTGTTTTTCACATTATTTATTATTATATTTAACTATGGAATTTAATAAGACAGACGAAGAATTAAAGGGGATGAGTGATGATGAATTGTTTGCTTATTTAGATGCAAAGGCAGCACATTTAAAAAAACATACAGCACCCCTAAGCAATTGGCATGTTAAACGATATGCCCACATTGGAGAGGCAGTAACTAAAACGGATAAAGGAACAGATGAAGTGTTCTCTAATGGGTTATATGATAGTTTAAAACCGATTATAGAAGCAAACGATAGTGAGTCCTTTAACCGAATGGCAGAAAAAATAAAACAAAGAAACAAATAATGGGATTTAACCACTGCTACATAAAAAATATTAGTTCCGTTATGTGGGAATTAGAAACATTTGGAATAGAAAAATTTGTAAAAGTTTATCAAAGCTATGATGCATATAGTGGTGATAGTGAAGCAATACAATTTATAGAAAAAACCTTAAAAGAATATTATGAGCAAACAACAACTACCGAATAATACACCAATCGATGAAAGTGGTGACGAAGATTATGTATACCAACAATGGCTAGAACAAGAAAAATTGAATGAACAATATTGGAATACAAAAGCAGAGGACACAATTGAAACAATAAATTCAGTATATGAAACTCGCTTCTGCTACGCTGACGTAATTGCAGCAATATTAGAAGTGACAAGTGATGAGGAATTAGCAGAAGCAATTGGACATTCACTTAATGCATTATATGTACGAAGATTAACATTTGAAAGTTATGGACCACACACCGATATACGATAAGATTAAACGAGGAGATTATAATTATTCTAAACTATTCACACAGGCGGATAAGTTAAGAAAGGATGCAAATTATATGTACGAAACCACTTATAAAAATTATGGTGGTACGGATGAAAAGAATAGAGTAGAATTAGCACAAGAAGCATCACATAAACACCGATTAAGAGCCGTTAAAATGGAGTTAGAAGCACATAGAGACGAGCAAATGATACTTTGGACATTAAGGAGAGATTTAAAGGATGTGTTTGGTGTAGATTTATGGGATGAAGCTACTGAAAAAGTGGATGGTGATTTGTTAGCACTTTATACTTATTATAAGAAATATGCGAGAAATAAAAATTAAGTTTACGGAATACAAAAGTAGTTGGGGTATAGTTGATGTTGACTATTATAGTGAGCAGGCTAGAGCAACTATGATTAAAGATGGTTATATGAAGCAATTCCTTATTAGTGCAGAACATTATGGAAATGCTAGGTTTGTTGAGGATGAGGAAATATATTGTATGATATATACCGAATCAATTTCATCAGCAATACCAGGATTTATACAATTGCCAAAAGCAAACGAATTATTAGAAAAACTTAGGACTGGTGTTATAAAGAAGTTCATATTCTATGGTGAGGATATGGACTTTCTTACTGTCGGTGGTCCTGTTCCACACTTAGTAAAAGACCTAAATGATTTCTTTGGAGACCAGATTGATAAGGTTTGGATAACAATAGCATCTAAAAACTGGTCGCATGATTGGGGTAACATTAATGTAGTTTATAATTTAGGATGTTTACCTTATTTCTTAGAGAACAATATCGAAAAGATTGAAAAGGAAAATATTGTAGTTAATAGTTATAATGCACAAAAGCATTTCTATACTACTAATAACCAACCAAGAGAAGCAAGATTACACTTATATAAACATCTGTTAGAAAATAGATTAATGAGTAAGTGTGAGGCAAGTTTCTTTTTTAGACACCACCAAGAACAAGATAAAAGATATTTGGTTTATAGTGATAGAGAAAGAGATGGTGATAAAGTTTTACTACCAATTATAGATGACTCATTTCAGTTTCCAACAAGAATATTTGATAATGAAGTAGAGGGTAGTTATTTCTTTAATTGTAAGTGGGTAAACTTTCCTAAGAACAATAACGCATTAATTGATTTAGTTATAGAAACCCTAAGTGACCCGGTGGATTTTTGTTCACTAACTGAAAAAACATTTAGACCTATCATATGTAAGAAACCATTTTTAGTATTTGGTAGTGCTGGGTTATATAAAGGATTAGAGGAAATGGGATTTAAACTATTTCCACAATTATATGATGCAGATGAATTAGATGATACTACTGAATTTCAGGAACTAATGTGGGAACTAAGACATGAGGATAATGCAAAAGCTGCTTTCTATAAAATTAGATTTGCAAAATTTTTAAAGATAGTAGATAGATTGGCTGCTATGGATATAGAGGAATTAAGAGAATTAGTAGACGAAACTTATTTTAATTGTGAGTATAATTATCAGGTGTTATTAAACATAATCAAAAAAGAGAAAGAGGACACACTTAAGTTGTTTTCAATATGATAAGATATTTTAAAACTGAAAATGGAATATTAGGAACTCAATTTTTGGAGCAAACCCAAAATCAAAACTATCATATTAAGATTGTTCCTATGGATAATGTCTATGTTATCCATATGATGGATAATAACCCATATCCAAATGTTGATTCAGTTGTTGAATTTGTAAAGAAATACAATCCTATTAAATTAATAATAGATTTTACATCAGTAGAAACTTATATAGAAAATAAAGTAATAGAGGAATTTGAAACTAAAATTACAAATGTAGACCTAAAAATACTTACTGTCAATATTACAAATAATCAATATAAATCACATGTATTTTTTCCAGTACATGCATTTCAAATGGTAGATACATTTGAAAATAGAATAGATACAATAAATTATATACAGGAACATAATCTAAATACAAAGAAAAGATTAAAAAAATATTTATTCTTAAATCATCATTTAAGAACTGAAAGATTCAAAATATATGAGTCATTATATACTAATAATAAAGTAGATGATGGTTTGGTTAGTTTTTGTTGGAATTTAGATACCAAAGATTTTAATGCACAATGGTATAGTGTAACCAAAAACGATATAGAATACATAAAAAATTCAGTTGCTTATAAAACATTACCATTAGAATTAGATGGTATGAATGAAGCAGAAGCAAATTATAAGTTAGTTAAAAATGAAATACAAAATCCAGTTTTCTTTTCCCCACCTAATACAAATGTAACACATTATTTTAATGTTTATTTTGAAATAATAACCGAAGGATTTAGTAGTAATACACCATTTCATCAATATGTAGATAGAACTAATTTATTACATTATTCTGAAAAAATATGGAAACCCATTCTATTTGGCACGCCATTTTGTTTTTGGGGACCTGAAAATACATTAGAGGAATTTAGTAAATATTTTGGAATGACATTTAATTGCCCTTTATACTATTGTAATGTTGGATATGATTTAGATGAATTTTGTAATAAAGTAAATGAATTATCAAATTTATCATATTTAGAATTACATAAATTATATTATGAATATTTTGATGAAATTATGAATAATCAAAAAATATTAATTAGTTATATTAAAAACCTACATATATGAGTGAAAGAAAGTATCTCCCAACATTAGCGGAGTTAATTGACAGATTGAGTATAGCTCAATTAAAAGAAGTAAAGATTCCTGAACACAAAGCAGAATATGCAAAAGAAATTGCAGACATCGTACATGATATTCAATTGTGTTTAGATGATAGTGACACGCCGGTTAGTGCAGAAACTATTAGAGCAATTGTAGTATTAGCACAAATTAATACTCACATTTGGCAGAACGAATCAAACTATCGTAAAGGTATTAAAGAGGGTAACAATTTAGAATTAACACATGGTATCAATGGTATAAGAAATACAGCCAAAAACAAAATTCAAGAAGTTGTGGGTGGACGTATGGACTATAAGATTGATTGTTTAGCAGCAGAGTTTAAAGATTGGGAAATTTCTTGGTAAAATAACCCTAAAATAAGGTAACATATTAGAAAAAACCCTAATATACTACCCTAAAACATAACCCATTGATTATCAGCAAGTTATAACTAGTTGATTTTCAATGGGTTATTTATGTCTATTACATTTTTTTTATATATGAAAAAAACATATATGTAACTCATTGATTATCATCAAAAAACTTCTAAAAATACTTTGACCAAGCCATTGTCACGTCGCTAAATAGTCGTAACTTTGGGTATATCCCAACAATGAGAGGGGTGGTATATAAAAAAATTATAATATGAATACAATGAAATTTACAACAATCGGTAATGCTAAAAAGGTAACTGGTTTATCTTATTTAGGTAGTGTAGCAAGTAGTTCAAAAATTGCTAAAGGTTTAAAGTACAATGAGATGACTTATATATTGTATCTTGCACCTGCTGAACAAAGTGGTTATAATGTTTGTCCTGGTTCTACCGAAGAATGCCGAACAGCGTGTTTAACTGAAAGTGGACATAATAGAATTGACGTAAAGAAAAACGCAATCAATAACGCTCGTATCAAAAAGACTAAATTGTTCTTTGAGCATAGAGAGTTCTTTATGGCTTGGTTGATTATGGAAATTACAAAAGCTAGAGTTGAAGCAATTAAGCAAGGTTATAAGTTTTCAGTTCGTATCAATGGTACATCTGATATTAGTTTAGTTAGTTTCAAATTAGGTGATATGAATATATTGGAGTATTTTCCAAATGTTCAATTCTATGATTATACTAAAGTTGCTAATCGTTTCAAATTGACTGAAAAATATCCTAACTACGATTTAACATATTCGTTCAGCGGTTACAATATGTTACAATCTATGGAGTTATTACAAAGTGACAAAGGTAGGGTTGCTATGGTATTTGAGGGTAAAGTATTACCTAAAACCTTTATGGGTATTGAGGTTATTGATGGTGATGCATATGATATGAGATACTACGATGCAAAGAATGTTATTGTAGGATTGAAGTTTAAGAAAGTAAGAAATAAAATTGATACTGCTAACAACAAGTTCATTATACCAATGGATAGTAAATTTAGTGTTTATGAAAAACAACAAACGAAAGTTAAAGTTACTGCCAAATAGTAACAAACGAAGTGACCAGTTAGAAGCTGGTGTATATGATGGTAGGTATAAACAAAAGGTTGTACCTAACAAAATTAAAAAAGCCAACAAATTGTGGGCTCGTAAAAACAAATAAAAATTATAATATATGAATTTAGAATTATCTTTATTGGAATTAAATCAGTTGTATTATGCAACTGCTAAGTTAGTGGAACAAAATGAGTCTCACCTAAAGGAATTAGGTAGAAATGTAAGTAGTATTAATTACTTTAAAGCTGAATTAGACAAATCTATATTGTTGAGAGATAAAATACAAACAGCATTATATGATGAAGCTAAAAAATTAGATGAAGCTATTGAGTATGTAACTAAATTCAAAGCTGAACAATACGATAAAGAACGTGACTTACTTAAAAGTAATTCACATTATGTAAGTAACGAAGAAGCTGATGAAGATGCTAGAGATTATTCAGCATTCAATGATTATGCTAATAGTATGAATGAAGCACAAGCCGAAGATAGAAAATTAGGTAACATATAATAATAACAATATGGAAAATACAGCAATGAGGTTTCACACATTAGATTATAAAAGTAAATTATCTTTGATTAATAGATTATTAAAAATGTATTACTTTGAATTAGACACGACACCTAACGCGGAATATAATTATAGAGATTTATTAGAAATACGTATTGATAAGATAAAAAAAACACGTTATCTTTTACTAAATGGAACATATAAAACAAAAGTAAAAAATACAGATAATCTTATTAATCATTTAAAACATATGAAATAATATGAGTAGATCAAAATATTACATAGCTACAATCCCAATGAAAAATGAGGAGCAAGTTATGGAAATCAAAAAGGTATTAGAACAAATCTTTGGTTGGGTAGTATTGAAAGGTAGACATAGTGATAGAAAATCAGTATTAAAGAATTGGGCAAAGAGTAAACAAAATGATGTACCTTGGAGATTAGCTGAATACATTGATATTTACTTACACCCAAAAAATCCAAACTATACTAATAAAGCAGGTATCAAAAGACAGAATATGGATTTAGCTACTATGAGTGTTGTTACTGCTCGTATATTGGGTAGAATGAAATTGAGTTTAGCAGATGGACACTATAATAAACTACAAAGTAAAAAGAATCCTGCTTTCCAAGCTATATCTAATTCTTTGTATGGAAATGGACAAAAAGTTGTAGTGACAAAAACACCAAAAAACTCACCACATTCGGGTAAACCTTACGGACAAGTTGCTAAACAAATATGGCAGTTTATGAATAATAGACCTGATGCAACTTATACTGAAATGAAAACATTTTATGATGTTGATATTAGAGGTAATAGTGGTATCATTGAGGGTGGTAGTTTTGTTCATCACTTACAATCATTAAGAAACCCATCCACAAAAAGAGGTTGGTATTTAGCTAAACAATTAAACGGCAAGTATGCATTGAGGGGTTGTTAATATGAAAACATTTGTAGCAATTTACTTTATATTAATGCTCCCTATGGTAATACAAACTCATAACTTAATGAAGCTTGGTATAGATGAAAGAATAAGAAATAGTGTTAGATATAACTTTAGAGTATTCATACGATTAATATTCTATATGCCGCGGTGGTGGTGGTTATTCTTTATAGACTTAACAAATAAATTTAAAAATAAAAACAAATAATATGGCAATTTACAATAACGATATTGACCCAAATGTATTAATGTGGGAACAATTAGAAGCAGAACGTATAGCAACAATGAGTGACCCCAACTTTCAAAAATGGGTGCAAGAATTACATGTTTCTCAATCATATGAGGACCCAACATTAAAACATAACGCATTGGATATGATGAACCAATACGATAGTAAAAATTATTCTAAATTAAACTTTAACATTAACTAATATGAACTTAATCGAATCAATAGAAAAATCAAAATGGATGTCAATAGCAGGTTATCATAAAGAAGCCTTGGACAAAGTAAATGAAGCATTATCATATCTTAATGAGAAAGATATAGCCGGTGAAACACATGTTAAAGTTTATACTCCTGTTTGGGGTGAGGCTATTATGACAAAGTATGGTAAAGCAAAACGTGTTGACCGATACGATAAGGTAGAAACAAAAACAATAGAGTTTTGGAAAGATCGTTTCTATGATTTATTATTGTTATTCACACAAAGATATAATCGTAAGATGGGTATCAAACCAAAGAAAGAAAAACCATTTAAAAAACATGGTATTGAAACTTATATGAATACAGCATCGTTTGGTAGTGCCGGACCTGCATATAGAAACCATTTAGACTAATGAAAACATATTACGATATAACCATAGTGACAAAGTTAGGTGATAAGGTGAATATAAACAAATTATCCTATTCACACATTACACAGCTAACCACTAATGAGGATATAGAAACAATAATAATAAACAAAGAATATTCAAAGAAAATAAAAAAATAAAATTATGAGTTACGTTAGTATAGACATTGATATTGATGACATTATGTATTCGTTATCTAGACGTGAAAAACAAGAATTAGTTGATGAACTTTATGAAGATGGGTATTGCCCAAAAGCATTAGAGGGAACACTAAAGGATGATGAAATACAATATCCAAAAGATTTCGATTTACAAGTCAAAAAGTTAATCGGTAATAGTTGGAAGTTATCCAAAGAGGATGAGGAAACAATATTAAGAATAGCAAATAAATTAGTATAGTATGAAAATCAAATCACATTTTCCTCCATTTTGTTTTGAAAGTCCGGTGACTGGAAAGAAATGGATAGTATGTACCGGTAAAGGTGCAGAATGGATAGAAGTAAACCGATGGTATGGGTGGACAGAGTTGGAAGGTATGTGGGATAAGATTGTGTATGGACATGAAAAGACATGGGAAACCAAAAGTGACAAGAAAGAATACAAAGTTAAAGGTAGTAAAGATAATGTGTATAAGGTAGTTAATGATGGTGGTATTTGGACTTGTAGTTGTCCCGCACATGGTTTCGGTAGAGGTAAAGATTGTAAACATATTATTCAAATAAAAAGTAAAAAGAAATAAAATGAGTAACGAAAAAATTGAAGTAAACATCTATTATTACATAGATGAAGATGGAAAAAAAGTATATGACTTTGAACAAATGACTGATGAGTTTGAACAAAAGTTATCGGAATTGGATGATAGTGTAGTAGTAATCGTATCAGTTGAATAATTAAAACAAATTAAAGATGGAGCAAAAAGAAAGTAATTCAAACAAACACTTTAGAATAAGTGTATTAAAATCTGGTGTTAGAATGTTCGGTTGTGTATTCTTAATGTATGGTAGTTTATTCACAGCAGGATGTTTATTATTTATTGCCGAATGTTTCGGAGTAATTGAAGAACTATAAAATTTAAAACAATGATAAAAGATAAAAAAGAAACAGGTATTGAAATTGATTTAACAGGTCCTAATGGTAATGCATTTTATCTAATTGGTACAGCAAAGAACTTAGCTAAACAATTAGGATTAGATGGTAAAGCAATTCAATTAGAAATGATGCAAGGTAATTATGAGCATTTAATAAATGTATTTGATAAACACTTTGGAGAATTTGTAACCTTATATAGATAAAATTATGTTAGTAAGAGTAATAGAAATTGGAATGATAACTGGATTTGTATTGGCACTATGGGGTGTTGATAGTATTATAAATAAATTTGAAAACAAAAATAAAAAATAATTTTATGGGATTAGATATGTTCGCTTTTTCTACTAAAGCAAAACCAAAATCGGAAGTAGACTTTGAAACTAAAAACTTTCAACCAGAAGAAATACACTATTGGCGTAAGCACCCTAACTTACATGGTTGGATGCAGGATTTATATTATGAGAAAGGTGGTAAGGGAAATGACTTTAATGGTGACTGTGTTGTATTAACATTAGATGATTTAGATTGTTTAGAACATGATTTGAAACAATTTGATTTACCTGATACCTCTGGTTTTTTCTTTGGTAATTCATCAAGTGATGATGATGAATTAAAAAATGATTTGGAGTTTGTAGCTAAAGCCAGAGAAGTAATTGCAAATGGTAAGACAGTTTATTATACAAGTTGGTGGTAAAATGCAAAGTTATGAAAAAACTAATAAAGAAAACAATTAGACAAATCTTTCATAAATTAAAAGAGAAAAAGAAAGAAAAACTTTTAATTAAAAAAATGGAAAGTGATTGGAACGAAAGATTAAAATACATTCAAAGTAAATAAATTATGAGTATACAAAAAATGAGTAGAAACCCTATAATGTTAGTAGATAAGGTATTTGAAATTCCATTATTTGCCGCTACGGGACAACAATACATATGTACCGAAGTTGCAGATTTAGGTGTGGATGCACGTAGTAAAAGATATGGGGTATATTTAAAATGGCTTCCAACATCATATTCAGTACCTGAAGTATTAAGAATGGATATTGAAATATTTAGTTCATCTAATAGTTTAATTAATGTAACCTTATATGAAAAAACGGATAATGGTAGTTATGTTGTAACTTGTAATGGAACATTTCTTAGGGATTTAATATCAACACCTAGTAAAATACAAAGATTGATTACTGAACTAATTAACAAATAATGAAAACAAAAACATACTTTAGTGAGTTTCGTAGTGACATTGCGGTAGCTATTTTGGGTAAAGATGATTACCGATATGATGTTCTCAAACCTATCTTTGATGAATGTGGTTTTGGATTTACCGAAACATCATCAGCATGTGTATTCATTGATGGTGAGATTAAACTAACCAAAGATGAATTGAAGTGGGTTGAGGCACATGAGGTAGCACATATATTATTAAAACATACAAAGGATAGAAACCCTAACGATGAAATAGCAGCAGATATGTTTGCAATCATCTTACTAAAAGATAAAGGATATAATAAAGCCGCACAATTAGTAGAGGACAAATTTGAAGAAAGACATAAACGTAAATATTATGAAACTAACAATTAATAACTTTAAGAAACTTAAAGAACAAAGATGGGATGAACAAAACTATATTGAAAGTATTACTGAAAAAGTTGACCGTTATGAAATTAGTGTATGGAGAGACCATATGCGACAATATATTATGTTAGAAAGAAAGCCAGTAGAAAATGGTTATTACATAATTGGTAAATGGAGTAACGAAGCACATTGTGTAAGATATCCATATTGGATAAAGCATGAGGATATAGTGGATATTACAAAACTGATGGATAAACTTAAATTAATGACAGATAGTTGGTCACCTAAATTATTATAAAATGAAAAAATTATTAGTGGGGTTATTATTATTTGCAACATTTAGTTGTAACGGACAAAATTTAGATACATCCTTAACAAAAGAGGACAGTATGAATGTAAAGAATGTTCAAATGGCAGTGTGGTCGTTACCATTTAAACATAAAGATATTATAGTAGCACAGGCGATATTAGAGAGTGGGTGGTTTAAATCCCGTAATTGTGTTAATAACAATAACCTATTCGGAATGAGGCGGGCATACACCAGAATGACAACAAGTGATACTACATTAAACGGATATGCACACTACGCAAATTGGAGAATGAGTGTTATTGATTATTATTTATTACAATCAACACGAGAAAGTATTATACCATCCAGTAGAGCACAATACTTTAGATATTTGGACAAAGTATATAGTGAAGTTGGTAGGAATTATAGTGACCAATTAAAGGATATATTAAGTAGATTGAATTTAGAAACGGATGAACCAAAGGTAGAACCAAAAGTAATTAAACATAAAACTATTAAACATGCAAAAGCCAGTAAACTTTCAAAAGGTAGACAACGAAATATTAAAAATAAAAAGTCAGAGTATTAGAATAGATGTATGTAATTCACCTGAAGGATTTTTTGTATTCCAAGATAATGGAGGACCTGCCCAAACGTGGAACAATGCCGTTCTATTTGAAATGGATTGGGCAAATGATAAATACAATGTTAAAATATGTGCTTTAGGTGAGGGAGTTGATGGTTGGTATATACATGAAAACTTACCAATACCAAAATCATATATGAAAACATTAAGTTTATTCAAAGAGTTTGTTCATGATAATATGTTGGATGTAGCATCGAAAGTATCTTTACACAAAATAGAACCTAATACAATGGGACTAACTGAATTAGATGCGGTTGAAATATCACATACAGTCGCAAGTAGTTCAGGTCCGACATCGTATGTAGTGACAGAAAATGTTGGTGGGTTAGCTGGGTTATGGAGTTGTACTTGTCCTGCATATCAGTATAGTAAATCATTACCACAAACTTGTAAACATATTAAACAATTAAATCCGTAGTATATGATAACAATTGCAAATATAAGATCAGAGTTAATGCATATGCAAATATATGATGGGATTTATATAGATGATATTATAGAAAAGAAAAAAAATGGTTATAATATATATCATATATGTTTAAGAAATCATGAGGGTGCAACATACAACATTTTCTTTTATAGAGAATTGGGACAGGGTGGTATACCTACAAAATATCTATTTGGTTGTCCTGAAGCAGAATTGGGTGAGTATTTAAGTGAGGATGAAGTAAAAGCAAAGGGTATGGTGATATACACATTTACCAAATTAATTAAATCAGCAAGAGGATAATATGTTACACATTAAAAACTATTCAAAAATAATAGGTGACTTTATTGAATATAAAGAATATACATTAGGTATCGAATCTATAACACAAATGGCAGACAGCTATCATATATTAGTTTACTTAAATCGTGATGGAGTAAAAGAGGACTATATCGGTATGGAATTGACACGAACTAAAAAAGCAAAGTATAGATACCAATTATATCAAACACATATGCATCATAATAATACCGCAGTGACATTAGATTGTATCCAGAATTTAGATTGGTTTGGGTATATAATATGTAAAATGGCAGGTAATGGTAATTGGCAGATGAATATACCAGCATGGTCACAAAATAACCCTAGTAAAAAAATAAATTAAAACACAATGAAAACATTTAATGATTTAGAATTTGTACCACACTTAATGGGTGTAGGTATTATGAGCCGTATTACATTTGATAATGGATATGGTGCATCAGTAGTTAAAACACCTTACACTTATGGTGGTGATAAGGATTTGTATGAATTGGCAGTATTAGATAACGATGGTAATTTAACATATGAAACACCTGTTACGGATGATGTTATAGGTTATTTAAGACCTATGGATGTAACGGACGTAATGGAAAAAATACAGCAACTACCTAAGATATAGTAAAAAATCTTAATATGTTGGGTATATTTCATAACTCATTGATTATCAGCAAGTTATAACTAGTTGGTATTCAATGGGTTATAATTGTTTGACGTAACTCGTTGATACTCAATAAAAACTTTTAAAAATAGTTACCTAAATGCATTGCCACGTCGCAAAAAAGTCGTAATTTAGACTATTACCGACAGGATAGGGTACAATACATAACAAAAATTTATAATATGAGAGTAATTGATGAAAAAGCAATAGAGTATCTTAAAGGCAATCCTATTGTTGCCGCATTTATTGATGAAGTTAATGATAAACGATTTAAGTATTACACAAACGCAAGTATGCCTGACCAATATCAAGATGTGATACCTGAAATTGGTAACAAATACATTCGTTTATGGTGTGGTAGTAGTTGTTGGGGATTTATTAGTAGAGTGGATGGTGACTTAAAAGGTGCACCGATTAAGAAAGGTGATTTGTTAAAAGCCGCAACTTGGAAAGCACCTGCAAAACATAGTAGAGGTAACATTATAGATGGTACTGCTCAATGGGGTGAATATGGACCTTCTTATATTAAATAATAAAACAAATAATAAGTTATGAAATTAACACTAAATAAAGGTCAGAAGTTATGGTTTACAAGTGACACACATTATAACCACGCTAACATTTGTAGTTCAACAACAAAGTGGACAGACCCGGTGACTTGTAGAGAGTTCAATACATTAGAACATATGAACGCACATTTAGTTGGTAATATAAATGAAGTAGTTGGACAAGATGATATTTTATTTCATTTGGGAGATTGGAGCTTCGGTGGGTTTGAACAAATACAAAAGTTTAGAGACCAAATTGTATGTAAGAATGTTCACCTTATATTGGGTAATCACGACCACCACATTGAAAACAATAGATTTGATTGCCAAAACTTATTTAGTTCAGTAAACAAATATTTGGACTTGACTGTAAAATGGAATGTGGGTACGCCGTTTAGTGGTGAACATAAATTTATATTAATGCACTTTCCAATTGCAAGTTGGGATAATATGGCAAGAGGTTCAATTCATTTGCACGGACACGTTCACTTTACTGCCGATAAAAGAATTGGTTTAGGTAAAATGATGGATGTAGGTTGTGATGGTAACAATTTATATCCAATTGAAATGAGTGAAGTATTTAAGTTGTTGAGAAACCAACCAATCAAAAGTTTATTTGAATTTGACCATCATGAAATTGTAGAAAACTATAAATAATATAATATGCTAACAATAAATAATATAGATGGTATAGTAGGACTCTCTGCAAATGGTAACCGAATAAACGGATTTAGATTAGATAATAACAATTTGATATCTGGAAATCATTATGTGTTTGTAATGAAACAAAATTACAATAGTAGAAAGATTGAAGTGTGGTTAAATAGAAACCGAAATGAATTGGGTAAATATCAAATGTTTGTTATGGGTTGGAAAAGTGGAACAATTATTGAAGTGACACCAAATCAATTAAAAGATGCCGTTGAAGGTGCCGTATGTGTTAGAGACTGTTTACAATTATTAGATAAATGCTAAAATATAAAATATGAAATTAGAAACGATTTACAAAAAGACAAAGACTGGTGCAACGCAAGAGTGGACAATTGAAGTAGTGGGTAATAAATACCGAACTCATAGTGGACAAGTTGGTGGACAAATTACAACGAATGAATGGACAATCGTTTATGGTAAGAATGAGGGTAAGTTAAATGAAACTACCGATAAGGAGCAAGCAATGAAAGAAGCGGTAGCTAAACGAACAAAGAAGTTAGAGAGTGGTTACTTTGAGAATGTTAAAGATATTAATAAGCAACAATACTTTGAACCTATGTTAGCTGCTAAATGGGAAGATTGTAAAGATAAGGTTACATATCCTATTTACTCTCAACCAAAGTTAGATGGTATTCGTTGTATAGTGACACGACATGGTATGTTTAGTAGAAATGGTAAACCAATCATTTCAGCTCCACATATTTTCAAAGCATTAGTTCCACTATTTGAGGAAACGCCTGATTTGATATTTGATGGTGAGTTATATGCTGATAAGTTTGCTAATGATTTCAATAAAATTGTATCGTTAGTTAAGAAAACAAAACCAACGGATAAGGACTTAAAAGAAAGTAAAAAGAATATTCAGTATCACATTTACGATTTACCAAGTGTTGATGATACATTTAAGGTTAGATATTCAACATTATGTTCATTGAGATTACCAAAAGAATGTATTGTAGTAAAAACACATTTGGCCAAAAATGAAGATATTGTAATGGAACGATATGGTGAATATGTAGAAGCAGGTTACGAAGGACAGATGTTAAGAATAGATGGTTTGTATGAAAACAAACGAAGTAAGAACTTATTAAAACACAAATCGTTTGTTGATGATGAATATACTATTTTAGATATTGTAGAGGGTGAGGGAAACCGAACTGGAACTGCTGGGTATATGGTATTTGAGACAGAGGATGGTAAACGCTTCAAATCAAATGTAAAAGGAACTTGGGATGAAACTGCTGAAATGCTTAAAAGTAAAAAGAAACTAATAGGTAAACAAGCAACGATTAAGTATTTTAACTTAACGCCAGATGGAATACCTCGTTTCCCTTATGTAATTAATATAGATAGAGAAAGTTATGAATAGACCAATAAATTTTAGAAAGATAAATAATACAAAATTCACAACATCAAAAGGATATGAATATTCGTTTCAATACGATGGTGTACATCCTGAGGTGTGGGTATTTCGTTTTCCTGATAATACAAACAATGTTTTGGCATTTATTATGATATGGGAATATCAAAGATATGAAATAAGGAGAGCCGGAAATGGTAAAGGTACTACTTGGATTGATACACTACACAAAGGAAGCTTTGATAAAGCAACTATGAAAACAATGGATTCATTTACCGATTGGGTGAAAGATAGAATAGAACATTTTGAATCACAATACGATTAATATGATAACAATACAAAATTTAGATAAAATATTAGCAATCAATTCACAGAGAGTTGAAGTGATGCATTTTCAAGAATATAATAGTTTATATGAATTTGAATTTATGCATGATAACATTAATTCAACTACATTCAGAGTTCATATGAATAGACATCATGATTGGGGTGATAAGGGTTCGTATAGAATGAAATTGTGGGATAGTATATCCAGTTCACCATTGGAATATAACTTTGAATTGTATAATGTAAAAGACCCATTTTGTTTATTAGCATATTTGCATGATGTAATTATGGATTGGGATATAATAACAAATAAATAAAATAATAAAGTATGAAATCAATTAAAAAAGAAAAAGGAGCATGGATGTTAGTAGATAAAGAGTTTAACATTCCAGTATTCAATGCAAATACACAAATGTATAAATGTATTGATGTTAGTGAAATAGCATCATCACCGGGAGGTAAAGATTACACTATTTCTTTAAGTGAAGTAAAACAACAATATTCAGTTCCAGAAAGAATAAATATTGATTTGTTTATACCAATTGATGGAAATGGTGGACTTGCTCATGTAACAATGAATGAGGTAGACCCAAAACGTGGTGATGTTAAATTAGGACAGACACTTACTCCCAAAGAAAACATAACTACTTTGGAAGGACTTAAAAAAGTATTTTACGAAATGGCAAAAAAAATGTAATATGTTAAAGATAAATAATCCGACTGATATATTAGGAATGAATTTTGTAGGTGGCAAATACAAATTAAAGGAAGCCGAAGAACATGATGATAGATATACATTTTCATTTCAAGATACCGATACAAATTGGGTAATCATTCACATATATCGAAAACCTATATGGGATAGTGAAAGAAGTGTAAATATGTATAGTGTGGACAATGGAACAATGCGTAATCATAGAGTATCTGCTAAATGGTTTGGTATGATTAAGAATGTTCAACTTACATTTAATGAAGCATTAAAAGATTTATAGTATGAGAAAGAAAATAATATTCATCGATATAGATGGACCATTAGCATGGGGAACATGGATGGATGGTAAGGTTAAGATAAACGAAAACACATCGGCAGAGTTTACAATACCTTACGCTTGGGATAGGGCAGATTGTGAAGCATTAGCTGAGATATGTGATAAAACAAATGCTGAATTAGTGTTAAGTTCTGATTGGAAAATGCATTTCACATTAAAACAAATGAGTGACATTTTCATTGAGTATGGTATCTATGCAAAACTTATTGATACCACAACCCATATGAATACCAGACAAATGGGGATATGGAATAAGATGAGTAATCCATCTTTAGAGTTTGAAAGAGCACATCAAATTGCGAAATGGGCTAAGGATAATAAAATTAGTAATTGGATTGCAATTGATGATATGAAGTTAAGTGCAGAGTTCAAATGGATGAATGCTCGTATTCCAATGTGGAGGCATGTACAAGTTACTGGTGATTTTGGATATGGTGGTAGGTTAAGAGATAAGGTTGATGAATGTATTAAAAAACTAAATAAATAAGTTATGAGAAAATTAAAATATATCCTACAAGATTTCTATTGGTTAAAGGCATTGAACTCACCATTCAAACCATTCAGTATAAAAACATATTGTGGTAAAACAAAAGTGGGCGTTCCTTATTTCCTACCAAGAGTGTGGGTTAAGGATAAGGAGAAGCCAGGTTGGAAAACATCTCGTCCACAAAAATTTGGATTTAGTTATTGTAGTTTAGGTTGGAAAACAAAATGGACTGATTGTGATTATAGATACGAATGGGGTCCTGTATTATCATTTGTATTCTTTGGTTATCAAATTGCTGTTATGGTAGGGTTTAGGGATAGAAATGCAGTTGACCATTATTGGGAAGCATGGTTATTCTATGAAAACAATACCGATAAAACTAAATCAAAACAGGAAAGGGTAGAACAATGTAGAGATGAATTTCCAATGGTATGGACAAAGAGTAGTGTTAATGGTAAAGAAACAATTGATTACTACGATATAGTATTAAAAGAAAAATATAAATAATGAAAAATCCAAAGTATGTATTGAATAGAATTATCAATGCATTTATCAATGGTTATTATGGTAGGACACCACACTATTGGGAAAGGGGTAGATATAATAAAGCATATAGATTACACTATCGAGGTAGTAAACGAATTAAAATTAAGTTAAATGAATAAGTTATTATTAGGTATATTGTATGGATTGGTAGCACAAGTTCTTACCTTTCTACAATTACAGGGTGGAATTAAATATCATTGGAACGAAAAATATCCTATCTTAATTATATTAGCTTCAATGCCAATTAGTTTTATATTCATTAAATCAGTTGGTTGTATGGTAGAATATAGTAATGGTGGTTTATGGTTATCTAGGTTGGTAGGGTTTGTAGTAGGTGTATTTGTATTCAGTATATTAAGTAGTGTCCTGTTCAAAGAGCCTATCACATCCAAAACCATTGTGTGTTTATTATTGGCATTCACAATTTTATTAATTCAAATATTTGTAAAAGGTTAATTATGAAAAATATATTATTAGGATTTTTATTAGTAGGTTTGTTCAGTTGTTCTAAAGTAGTTATAACACCATTACCGGTTATTCCACCATCAACAACACCTGTTACTACAACATACCAAACTTTAACTGCTGGTTATTATGTTGGAAAGACATCTTATCAATTAAAAACACCATTTAAATTTGTTAATGTTGATAGTATACGTTTAGTATTAGGTATTAGAAATAAAGGTATCTATAATGGTAACAATAATTTAGGATATGTCTACATTGATATTAATGGTGATGGGTTAGAGGATATATTTTATCCGTATGAGTCCAATGGAAATTTTACAACTAAACCAGATGTTATTATTAATAAGGGTAATCATTATGAATTAGATAATAGTATGTTACCTGATAACTTTGTTGGGACAGTAAATACTAGAAAAACAATTGTAGGTGATTTCAATAATGATAGTTTACCTGATTTATTCTTAATTAATCAAGGATTGGATGCATCACCCTATCCTGGTGAACAATGCACATTATTACTAAGTGACAAAACTACTCATAAATACAAATTAGGTGATTTATCTATGTTACCAACTGCATTTTGGCATGGAGGTGCAAGTGGGGATTTAAATGGTGATGGTAATTTAGACATAATTGTTTTAGGTGGGCATCCTGCAAAAGTTTTATATGGTGATGGGAAAGGTAATTTTACAGGCCAAGATTGGCAATACAATGCAGGTTATGGTTATATTACTGGCGAAATTATTGATGTTGATAATGATGGTAAGAATGATATTATATTAAGTGGTGATGAGGGAAGACCTGCACCTGCTTTATATTCACCTTCTACTATTTTTTTTAACAAAAATAATAATTTTCAAACACAAACTCAAATATGTTTACCTAGTACAACTGGTTGGGGTAGTGTTATGGACATTGCATGTGCTGATGTTGATGGTGATGGTATTAATGAAATATTTCTTGATAGAACAGGTGATATAACAGGAAGTTGGTATGGTGGATATACAATCAATGTATATAAATCCGACAAAACATATCAAACATTTTCAGATGTAACTACAACGTATATTAAAAATAATGTTTCAATTCAACCACAAACAACTGCATGGATGTGGAGAATGTTATTATATAAATCAAATAATATATGGGTATTAAATGGTTTTACAACTGATCAACATTCAACGATATGGGTACAAAACACAACAACTAAAATATTTGAATAATGAGTAGATACGATAGAATACTATTAGAGAAAGCAAAAGATTACTATATGAAAAAAATTAAATTGTTAGAATCTTTGGATAAACATCTTACTGAAAAAGGAAACTTCACGAAAGGTCAGCAAGATTTATTACGGAAACTTACAAATGATAATACTTATTCAAAAAAGTAATACATATGAATTGGGAAAACAAATTAAAAGCAACTGGCTTTCTTTCGCTTAAAAACAAAGAGGGTGATACATTTTCTTATATTAAATTAGATGATGCAGCAAAGATAGCCGAAATGGCTTATAATGAAGCTTTAGACAAAGTTAAAGAAATCTATAAAGATGAAAAGGATATTGTTGATACAATAAAAGATTTGAAGTTATAATGCAATTTATTTACCACAATGAATATTATGGTATAGAATTTAGTTATTTTGAAAATAAAGGTTATTCATTAGTAGAAATACCACAAAATGATTACACTTACATTAACAAAATAAAAAATGGTGATGTATTATTTATAAAATTAGATGATATTGATTACATTAATGCAAGTGTAAATAAAGAATATAAACTTACTATATTTTTATTTATTAATCATGAATATTGTAATAGACACAGAAGAAAAGCTATTATTGAAAATAGAAATATAAATCATAGAATATATTTTCTAACTACACATTTAGATAACGATACAACTGAATGTGATTTAGCATTAAGAACAAAATGCCTACCTTTTAAATCTTTATTTTCAGAAAAAGCATTTCAATTGAAAGATTCAAGAAACAAAAAATATAATTTCTTTAATCGTTCTATCAATTTACGCAGAATTAAAATATTTGAACTTATTAAAAAACATAACATTCAATTAAAAGATTGTTATTATACATTTGGTCTTATAATAAAGAAAAACACATTTGGTGATATTAAATCAATTAGTGATTTTATTAATTATAGAAATAGTCCAGGTGGGGGCAGAGATGGAAACGATGATTTAACATTTGATATTGAGTATTTAAATCAATTTACAAATGAGTTTTTTATATACGAAAATAAAATAGATGTTGAATTGGGTAATATACAAAGTTCAGATAGTATAGACATGTATGATGAAGTGAACATTAATTCATTAGACTCATATGCATCTTTTATAGTTGAAAGTAGTGGTGATAGTGGTGATGATTTACGTTTGACAGAAAAAACGATAAGAGCTTGGTTATGTAAAAATATATTCATATCTTTACAATGTAGAGGATTTAATAGAGCACTCCGAAATAATGGAATAGAAACATTTGAAGATGTATTTGGTTTAGATACGAATTGGGATGAAAATATAAGTGAAACGGAAAGAATAGAAACATTTGTTAATGCATTAAAACGATTTAATGAATTACCAATTGAGGAAGTAGAACAAATATACAATACTGATAGTGTTCAACAAAGATTAGAAAATAATTATAGAATTGTTAATGGATGTTTTAATCCACTTAACGCTATTATGGAAATAGATAAATTGATTGGTTATGAAAATAATGTTTATTAGTGACACTCATGGTAGACACAATGAGATTACTAGTTTATATAGTGAGTTACCCTATGTAGACATGATTATACATAGTGGGGATTGTACTCGTTATGGTGAATATGATGAAACGGATTTGTTTCTAAAATGGTATGCAAATAAAAATGCTAAACATAAGGTATTAATTGCAGGTAATCATGATTTTGTATTTCAGAATCAAGATAGAAAGAATTTGTTATTAGCAAACAATCCAACAATTACTTATTTAGAAGATGAGTATATTAATATAGATGGTATGGGTATCTATGGTAGTCCATGGTCACCTATTTATGGTATGTGGGCATTTATGAAACATAGAAACCAAGAATTAGATGAAGTATGGCAAAAAGTTCCTACTGATGGTAGTATAGATATATTAGTTACACATACACCTAGATATGGTAGACATGATATAAGTGTAAGAGGTAATTATCATGTTGGTTGTGAAATGTTAGCAAATCGTATCAATGATATTAAACCTAAAGTGCATGTATGTGGACATATACATGAATGTGGTGGTATGATTGTTGAGGAAACATATGAAACACCAATAAAAGGAATGGTTAGTTTAAATGCATCTTTATTAGATATTAGATATTATTTATCTAATCCTATATGGATATGGGATACTGAAAGTGATGAATGGAGTTCAATAAATAAACATGAAAAATAAACTTTGGGTATTCGGTTGTTCATTATCTACTGGATTTGGTGGACACAATTATGTTGTAAACGAAAACAAAACATGGCCTAAATTATTAGCAGATAAATTGAATTTAGAATTAGATAATTCAGCACATGCCGGTCAATGTAATTGGGTTTCAATACTACAATTTATTGATAAGAGAGATCAAATACAAAAAGGTGATAAGGTAATATTTGAATTTACATTCTTTGATAGATATAATATTTATCCAACTCGTGCACAATTAATAGATTTAGAAGCATTTTTTATTCAACATAAACATGATTTAAGTGAAGTATCACAACAATATAGAGATACCAATTTTAACTGGTTTAAAAAACAAGTTTTAAAGTGGTGTTTAGATAATGATATAAATTTATATGTATGGAGTGTTGAGGGACAAACCCATATAGAGTTTAAAAGATACAACGAAATAATTGAATTTATTACAGCACCAAATTCAACGAATGATAATATAAATTATTCATTTTATTATAAATGGCAAGATATATCAAATGAACAACATATAGTTAAACCTAATGGTGAAATAGATAGACATTTTAATGAATTAGGACATCAACGAATGGCAAATCATTTTTATTCTAAGATAATTTGATATTTATATAAAATAAAACAAATAATATGATTAAGTTAGAAGCATTTGAACCATTTAAAGAAGCTAACCCAGAATTAGCAGCAACGGGTAAATATGGTGTATTAGTATTAGACAAAGGTACATGGATACCACTTGAAATAACTGAAGAAGATTTCGGTAAATATAAACAAGTACATCCACAAAGCCAAAATCAAACAGATGAGGATAAGGCTTTGCATGAAGCCGCTTTTGAAACAAATAAAGGTGGACATTCTGCTTGGGTATTAGTAGAATTGGTATAATTAAAATAATATAATATGTTACAATTAAATGCCTTTAATCATTTTAAAAATGAAATTAAAAATAAACCCTTAGTTGATGAGGGTTTATTTGGTGTCTTAGTCCTAACAAAACAAAGTTGGGTGCCCACTAAAATAACAGAACAAGACTTTGCCCGTTATGAACATGTATCTTATTATGATAGTGAGGAACTTCGTATTAAATTAGAAGATGCAGCTTGGAAATTGGGAAATACAATAGCACCAATGTGGCCGTTAGTTAGATTAATTGAATGGTAATTAATGAATAAGTTATACATTTACGGATGTTCACATAGTGCAGGTAATTTATTAGGTTACGCACATACTGAAAATCAATATTTAGAAAAGTTAGGAGAGGGTATTAGATATTTATCTACTCAATATACCGAATGGCTTGGTCATATTGGTAATCCTTTTTATGTGCAATTAGCAAATGAATTGGGATTGGAGTGGATATTAAGAGCTGAAGGTGGGCATAGTAATCAACAACAATTCAAAAGATTATTAGGTGATTTACATAAAATAAACAAAGATGATACTATAATATTTCAATTTACACATTTTGTTAGATTTGAAGTTCCAATTTTACAAAACGGCAAGTGGATAAGTGATGGTTGGCAAAAGGGTGGTAGTTTGGTATTTGACGATCCTAAATACCAACATTTTTATTTAACACATTTGGATTTTGAAATACCATTTATAATAGAAATAGTTAAACAAATACTTACATTATTAAAATACATAGAAACCAATATAGGTGCAAAAGTTTATATTTGGTCAATGGATAGTATTAGTGATGAAATAAATGAATATACTAAATTAGTAGAACAGCCTAATTTAATTAGATTTGAAATAGATGGTGAAATCTACAATTATTTAAGTGGTGTTACCAATAGTATAGATAGAAATGAACACTTTATAATTAAGCATGAAACAAAAGGTGAAGTTGATGATATGCATTTTGGTGAATTAGGTCATAAATTTATGTATGAAAATATTTTGAAGTTTATAAAATAAATAGTATATTTGAATATGAATATATTTAGAAAAATCAAAAGAATATTTATACCTGAGTGGCATACTTTCTTATTAAAAAATGGTGATAAGTATGAATTGAGAGTATATAAGAATGGTGAAAGAGTAAATTATTATGATTTATATAAAACCAAAAAGGGAAGTAAAATTCTTAAGGAGTATTTAAATGAACAACAAACAAACGAAATTAAAAGGCAGAAAGAAGATTCAAAAGAAAACTATAAGAGAACAACAAAACGCAAAGATTTATAGAAAACATACATAATATGATAGTAAAAGAATTTTTAAGATATGGAGATAAACTTTGTATAGTTAAAAAAAGAATAAACTCGGAGAGAATAAACGATGTATCAGCCGCTAAAGATTTATATGAAGCAGAACATTGTGTTAAAAATCCACATAATCCATTTGAATATATTTTTTTACAAATAATACCAGACCTACACTATGAGCAAATCATTGAGTCAAAAGGAAATGCTATTAAAGAGTATAATGAAATCCGACAAGAAGAAACAGAACAAAACAATTATTAATAATTCAGTAGGTAAAACCAATACAAAAGGTACTATTGATGTAAAGGCTAAGAATAGAAAGTCACAATAATATTTTGTCACTTTGATATTTTGTTGTATCTTTGATATATGAAAAGTAGAAGAAACAAAAATAATGAAGATGGCTCAATTAGAAAGTTATTCATGCAACAACTCCTAAATACTATTAAAAATAGTGAATTTATGGAAGGTGTAATGAATGAACTAATTGCGTTATATAATCAAAATACTGATGAACAAAACGAATTAGATTTTGATGAAACGATGTTACCTGATATGTTAGAGGTATGTGTTGAGAATGAACAATATGAAATAGCAGCAAGGTTACACAAACAAATAACTAAATTACAAAACAATGTTGAAGCAGGATAAAAAAGGTTATTATATTATTGAATCGGCATTAGACCTAAAACAATGGCATAGATTAACCGATTTAACAATGAGAGAGAAAATTCAGTTAAAAGCAGAATTAGACCCACCAAAAGTTAAGAAACCAACAACTAAAAAGAAAGTAGTTAAAAAAGAGGATAGACCGGAGCCAACCGATTTCGATAAATGGTTTAGATAATATGGAAAAAATATACGCACAAAGAATGATAGAATGGTCAGAACAAGCAAAAGAAACATTGACCATTCGTAAAGAAATTATAATTGATGATACTATAACCGATGAGCAATTGGGAATTATCATTAGACAAATGTATTCAGCAAAAGTAGAAGCAGAAAATGAATCAATAGATAGATGTAAAAAATATGTTTAGTGAAAGAGTATTATTGTAGATATTGTGGAAAGGAAAGTACATATACGGATGTAGATTATTTAATAGGTAACGATCATTTGAGTTGTGTATTAAACGCAATGGATGAAGCTAAAAAACCAAAAGTTATGAAAATTAAAGGGTGGGAAAAAATAAGTGGATATGTATACAAAGGATATGCATTAGTAAATCCAATACACAATGCCGGTGAGACAAAATATATGGTAGATGTATTAGACTTAAACTTACCACATAAACCAAAATGGGAATTGAGTGTATTGACATCGGAACATAAATGGTTGGGTAGCAAATCAGATAATTTTGGTATCTTATTGTGGGATGATAATCGTATGAATGTAACACGTTCAGTTAATAAAGAGGACATGCAATCACTAGCAAAGTTTAATAGAGTATTTGAGGAAATGATAGATGAAATGTTGGGAATAAGATTAGCATCAGCACCAGCATATAGTAGCCATTCAATGGGGGGTATTGTAAATAATGTAACTAATAGTGGAACTACAATACCATATGCACAAATGATACAAACTCAACAAAGTTTATCAGCACAAATTAAACAATTAACTAAAAAGATAAATGGTGGAAGCAAATAAAATAGAAAATCCAAAATCGGATGAGAAAGTATGTTTCAACTGCCAACATATGTTATGGTTAGTAGGTGTGGGACAAGGTGTGAAGTGTGGATTGACAATGAAAGCAATATCAAGTCGTTACTACACCTGTGATAAGTTTGAGTTTAAGAGTGGTGGTAGTTATGATGACCTATTTAACAAAGTTGGAGTAGCACATAAAAACTAATATATGGAATATATAAGTGAGCATCCGTTTTATTTAGTTATAGTAATAGCATTTTGTATGGTATTTTTCTTAACAAGAGCGGATATGAAACATGATAAACATAGAAAACTAATTGAGGAAAGAAAAAAGAAAAAACTATGCAAGAAATAATAACAATCATATCAATATTTGTAGGTATGTTTATATTATTCCAAATCGAAAGAATTGGAAATAAGAAACAGAATAGAATTAATAAAGAAACAGAATTAAGATTAGGTGACACAAAGTTACAAAAGTTTTATACTGAAATGAATACCGATAGAAACGATGGTTGGACAAAGCAACATTATAAATTTTTATACGAAGCAAGATTAAAAGAATTAATGGATGGCAATAGGTAAACATTGTATAGAGTGTAAAAGATGGTACCCGTTATTTATGTTCAAAAAGGATATAAGGGTATTTCAGTTACCAATCGCATACGGAAAGGTGAGGAGATGTAGATTATGTGTTCACACCGAAAGTGGTAAGGGTGGGGTTGTTAGGTGGACAGGTGAGGATTTCAAAGTAGTGACACTGACATGGAAACAAAGATTAAAAGAATTATTTAATAAATAAAAACAATAAGTTATGGATTTAAGTTTAGTATTAGCATTTTTAGTGCTATTTGGTATTATGTGTATATTTGCAATAGGATTTTTAGTAGGTGCAAAACAACAAAGTAAAGTACCAAAACAAACCGAAAATAGATTTGACAACGATGGATTTGACAAAGAAGCATTTCAAAAGTTAGCAGGTATTATACCAACAAAACCTAACGATGAGCTTCGCCAAATGTTAGTTAAAAACAATGTCTTTGATAAGGAAAAAATTATTAAGGAATTAGTTAAAGCAGCAGAAAATAGTGACTTCCCTGCGCCGGACCCATCAATTAATATACGAACTGCAAAGATTTCTACAATTGATAGAAATGGTAATAGTGACCCTTTAGCAGATTTACCAATGAGTAGAGTATCAATAGAAACAAAAGAAAAAATAGCTGAATTAGTTAAAGCGGATATTGCTAAACAGATAGAGGATAAAGTAAATTCATTACCAATTGCAGTCCAAAACTTAATGGACCCGAATAAGGTACATGATATGATTGCAAGTCCTGGTATCAAACCAAAAAGAAAATACACAAAAAGAAAACCAAAGATAGTTAATCAATTTGCAAATCAGAATAGAGCAGAAATTGAAGCAAACGAAGCTGCATCTATTCAATTGACCGGTGAAAGTGACTCACATTACTATTATAAACAAACTAAAGATAAAAAGAAATAGTTTTGCTTACTATTAAAAACATATCAAAGTTAAATGGGTACGAAGCACATCCTTGGAAAATAGATACAATATCGACCAATGATGACACTTATATATTCTTAATTGATAACGCCGATAAACATTTTATAACTACGGCAGTATTACATAGAATACCACAAGATATTGATGGAAATATACTATATAGTTTGACCGTTTATAGGGATGAACAATTAATACCTAAAAGCCTATTAAGTTCACCTAAATCATTGGGTAAACATATTATAAATTTACTTAATATGATTGAGTTTACCAATCCTTTTTAACATATATAACTGGTTGAAAATCAATGAATTAGCTCTAAAATACCAATATTTTTGGTAGTTTGGGGCTTTTTTCGTATCTTTGACTATATGATAACAATTAAAAATAGTGATGCAATTATCCGACGAGACCTTACTGATAATTGGTATGTGTTGGGTATTAAGATGGGTTATAATGCATATTATATTAATCTAACACAAACGGGTGCATTAAAATTCAAAAATTGTAAGTTATTTAGAGAGCCAAATGCAGCCGGTTTATACATACTCAAACATGGGAATTATACGTGTTCACTAACCAAACAGCAATTAGGTGATATGAATTATGTTTTAAAATGTTTAGAAACTTTTATATGATAACAATAAAGAATTACAGCGAGATATGTGGCCATAAGGTAGGAGTTAATGGACATAGAATTGTAGGTGTGGATGAATTACCAACACAATATAGTATTATTATTTATGATAATGTAAACCCACGTTTTACAATATGTTTAGAACGATTGGGTATTAATGGTGATTATGAATTATGGGTAAGAAATGTATCACCATATACAAATCATAAAATAATTAAAAGATTAATGATACCAAAAGCAGATATTCAAAACAAATGGATATTATTAGAACATTTAGACGAGTTATTAAGTAAATAATGTACGATAAGCAAACGATAGTATATGTAGTGGTGATTATGTTGATGTATGTTTATTACCTATATGATTATATTAAAAAGAAAAACAAATAAGTTATGTTCAAAGCAGGAGACCACTACATACATTTTACTAAATATGGTGGCGTAAACAAAGGTATTGTAAAAAGAATTGCCTATTCTAATGTATGGGATGGTGCAAACAAAGTGGTATATAAAAGACCACATATCATTACACAAAACAATTTCAATTTGGAATTAGATGGTAGTGATGGTAGAGTATATAAAATAGATAGAGAAATTACAGAGGAGCAAGTAGCTAAAATGGCTGAGTTTGTATCCGATATAAAAGATAGAAAGGAACAAACTAAAAAAGATATAACTAAAAGATTTGAAAAAACAATCTTACCATTAAAATAAACAATATGAATTTAGGTTACGCTTGTATTAACATGAGTATGGGTAAGAAGGTCACTACAAACCGAACAATGGTTAAGAGGACCTTTGAGGCTAAGGGGTTAGATTATGTATCGGAGTTAGCGTTGCTTAATTCAAAGGATATTATCAAAGTATTAGAATGGAATAGACAGAATGGAATTATGTTCTTTCGTTTATCCTCAACAATAATACCTTGGGGTGACCACATTGATATAACTACTCTCAAAGATTACAAAGAGATTAAGAGTGAGTTAAAGAAAGCCGGTGACTTCGCTAAGTTCTGGAATATGAGGATAACATCACATCCAGGTCCGTTCAATGTATTAGTATCGCCTAAAGAGGAAGTGGTATTAAATACGATAGCTGATTTAGAATTACATGCTAAGATATTTGATATGATGGGGTTATCTAAAACACCTTATAACAAAATTAATATACATTGTAACGGAGTGTATGGCGATAAGATAAAAGCAATGGATAGATTTTGTGATAACTTTGCACGATTATCCGATTCAGTTCGTAGCCGATTAACAATTGAGAATGATGACAAAGCTAGTATGTATTCAGTTAAGGACTTAATGTATATTCACAATAAGATAGGAATACCTATTACATTTGATTATCATCATCATAAATTTTGTACCGGTGGATTGAGTGAGCAAGAAGCATTGGAGTTAGCAATAACAACATGGCCTAAAGGTATAACGCCAGCAGTTCACTATTCGGAAAGTAGAGACGATAAGAAACCGCAGGCACATAGTGATTACATTGAAAGGTTACCTGAAACATATGGTAATGTGGTGGACATAATGGTAGAAGCAAAACAAAAAGAATTAGCAATATTAAAATTTATAAAGAATGATTAAAGTATTAAAATCAATCGGACGGGCAGCATTAATTATATTAGGTGGATTAACACTTGGAGTTTCTTTATTTGCAATATGCAATAATATAACTGCAGATTGGGCAATTGTATCATTGGTTTGTATTTTAATAGGAATTACTGCATTTATAGATTACAAAATAAACAATTAATATGATAACAGGAATAGTAATATACTTAATAGGATTTTTTTTAACACTAACATTTTTCAAATACTTTGGAGTTAAGATAGGATTTGATTATACAAATAATACATCGTGGGATGATTGGAGTAGTAATGAGACAGCATATACTGCATTTGCATTAACATGGTTTGCAGTAGTACCAATGTTATTAATAGCAGGTATTATGCGAGCAGTATTTTTATTTTGTAAATGGTATTTAAAAAGATAAAACAATGACATTAGAATTTAGTTTATTAAGTAAATACAAATCGTTGGTGGGAATAGTAGTAGAAAGACACGGTAAGATGTTGAAAGATAATGATGGTAAACCATTGTTCCAATCAACCGTCGTTATTAGTTTAGGTTTCCTATTTGGTTATCTGTCACTACACTTTGATTTGGGTGCGGCAATAGCAATGGATGATATGATTACACGATATAAAGACACATTATAATATGCTAACAATTAAAAATCCACAAAGGTTAATAGGTGAGGAATATAGTGATTGGTTAAAAGTAATTAGTGTAAAAGAACATAATAATCATTATGAGTTTACATTAGCTAATAAAGAAATGAGCCAAATAGAAACTTTCTTATTACATAGAAAACGAACAGAGAATGGCAATTATATACTGGAATATAATAGTCACACACTATGGTTAAATAAAGATGAATTTGACACAATCGATAAGATTATAATTTGTATGCAAACTATATAAGAATATGCTAGTAATAAAAAACATAGATAAGATAGCCGGTAGACATATAGAAACAACATGTGGTATTTTTGAAATATACAATATAATACAAAAGGATCATGTATATGGATTTACATTGAGAAATTTTGATAATCATAATAACTTTGTTCAATTGAAGTTAGCTAGAACAAACCCAGTTTTATATAATGACCATTATCAGTTATCAATCAATGGATTTAGTGGAACATATGTTATGCTAAATGCTAGTGGGTTATCGGATAAAGAAAAGTTTTTAGAATGGATGGTAGAATTGTTGAATAGTCATTGGAATAAATAGCAGCGGGGGCTGGGGGGACTCGGTGTCGATTAGGAAAATTTTTTGATAGTAGAAAACATATATACAATGCTTACAATAACTAATATAGATAAGTTACAAAATGAAATGGTTGCATACAATGGTAGTAATTGGATGGTAACTAAAATCAATATTAATAATGAGTTAGATTACTACGGAATAGTGATACGAAAACAACCTGATACAGCAGGTGAATATATAGTATTCTACTTAATGAGAGACAGTGTTGGTGATGGGGAATATGAATTACATAGTAACAAAAGTAGTACAAAGAGACGGATACACACAACGGATATAAAGACTCTGTATAAATTCTTATCATTAATACAAAAAGAAATTCGTAGGTTATGCTAAACATACAAAACATATTTAGAATAAGACATAAGACAATACAAATAGGTGGTGAGACGTGGACAATAGATAATGCATTAGAACTTGATTTATTAGATGGTAATTATTATCAATTCAGTATACATTCATTCTTTAATAACCAAATGGTTTACATATTTTTGAATAGAGAAACAAAAGGAGAAAAGCAAAAAGAACAAATCTATAATCATTTTGAAAGGAGAGGTGAACATTATGAGTTGACAAATAGTTGGAATACGGATATGGTTACAATTAATAAAGAACTATTAAGTATACCAGGATTATTATTGTTTATGCAACATATGTTAGAAACAATAAAATAGAATACAATGCTAAAAATAAAGAATTACTATTATGATAACCCAATGGGAAAGAATTATTATTTCTTTGAGGGTTGTAGTATGTATAATGCATTAGAAAAGGAATTAGTTTATGTATTTTTTATAAGAGATAAGGATTGTGTTAAACTATGTGAAATTAATTTAGCCAGAGAGCCTAATCCTGAGGGTAAGTATGGTATGTGGGGTGTGGCAGATGATACTAAATACCGAACAACGCCGACTAGGTATATAGATAAGGAACTAATAACGAATTGGAACTGGGTAGTAACCGATATGAATGGAATTATACATGATATATTAAGAATGCAACAATGCTAAGAATAGAAAACATAGATAAAATAATCAATCAAAGAATTGTATTAAATATAGTAAGGCCAGATAGGAGAGGAACTTATTATATACTTAACACATGGAGATGGTTGCAAGAGGGAAATGAATTATACTATTTTCATTTGAGACATATAAACAAATTACATAGTGATGTGAGAATAGTATTGAATAGGTTTAAGACAGGTGAGGGTTATATACTTTGGGACGAGGATAACCCAAATAATAGTATGTTAGTAACGGCAGAACAAATGAAAGATAAACAAACCTTTCTTAAAGCAATTGAATTAATAATGGTAATGAAATAATATGCTAACGATAGAAAACATACAACGATTAAAAAACAAAACATTAGGAAATAGTTTCTATTATGTTGATAGTATACGTGAGATTTTTGATTTAGACCCAAAAGGTTTTAATATTCATGACCGACGATACCAAATTGATATAACAAATAGAACATATACAAAAACAATAATGTTACATAGAGATCCAGAAAAATGGGAAGCGGGTTATTATTATTTGTTGAAATCTCACAATAAAGCAACTCATCTAAAATTAGATGAGATAAAAGATATGGATACATTCATTCTTAAATTAAGAGAAGTATGCTAAGTATAAATAATATAGAGAAGTTAACCGGATATTCAATACAATCGATTAATGGGTTGTTGTATGTAGTAGCGGAAATAAACACATTGAAAGATTGTTATATTATTCATTTGGAAGCCCATAACGGAAAGGGTAGTAGAGTGATAGAGAGAGTAATATTGAATCGAATAAAGAATAAGACAATAGATAAATATACTTTTAAGGCAATCGGTAATGGGAATATATGGGAAGTTAATTATGCTAATTTACATACAAAGACTGATTTCTTACATGAGTTACAATTATTTTTATACAATATAAAAAGTTTATAATGCTAACAATATACAATAAAGAAAAACTATTAGGACATGGTTTCATATCTAATGGTAAGGAGTGGCGGATAACAAATATAAAAGAATCATATAATGAGTATTATATAACCGTGGAGTGTGGTAATCGTACCTTTGAGCACTTTACATTTAAGTTGGATAGAGACAAAGGAAATAACGCTGGGTATGGTATGGTAACACTGGATTGGCATAATAACAATGTAGATTGGAATATAATATTTGCACATATGATAGAAACTAAAACTGCTATGATATGTGAATTACAATTGATAATGAATAAGTTTTATAAATAGTATGCTAATACTTAAAAACATACATAAAATTAATGGGTATTCACTAAATGTAAAAGGCAAAGGATATTATTTCAAAGGTTGGGATAATACTACAAGTGAAGTTACACATTTCTCAATAAGAGAGGTAGCGCCACCACATTTAGTAAGAAAAAATATAACCTTACATAAAACGGCAACCATAGTTTTTAATCCCCTTGAAAATAAGGATTGTTGTTTTTATAGAATTGAAGTTGAAGGCCAATCATATCATTATACAAAAGAAAGTTTAAGTACACCGGAGAAATTTAGAGATAAAATTGAGAACATATTAAACCGAATATAAATGCTAACAATAAAAAACATACAAAAGCTAGACGGAACACCCTTACACACTACGAAAGCAATATGGGAAGTAATGAATATTGAGGAACGAAGGAACGATTATATTATAAGAGTAAGATTTAATTATGTAGTTGTATTCGGAGTAAAGCATCCGAAGTGGGTAGAGTTTAAACTATTAAGGTATAACGAATTTGAAAGTGAAAAGAATGAATGGCGAATGTATAATGACCAAAATGGTAATTATGTAACACTAACAAAAGGTTTATTAGATTTAAAAACATTCGTTGGTATATTGGGTGGACAATTAGAGGATTGTTATATAAAAAAATAATATGCTAACAATAGAAAATCAATATAAATTAGTAGCAGAAACTATTGTAGTATCAAAAAACGGAACAAACGAACATTGGGTAGTGGATGATGTAATTCAACTGTCGGGTGTGTATGATATTATAGTATTGAGAAAGCAGGGTATATTTGATACAATAAAACGGACGATAAGAATATTAAGAGAAAAAAATGAATTAGGTATGTATTCAGTTAAAATTATACAAAGGGGTAAAATAATAGATAGGGATAATATACGATTAAAGAATATGAAAACGTCAGAGGGGATGTTAGATGAATTAAAATCAATAATGGAATTAATTGATATAGTATGCTAACAATACACAATATAACTAAACTTATTGGTAAACGTTTTTCAACAAAATTAAATCCTGTTGAAAGATGGATGGTATTTAGTGTAAATGAATATATGGACCATTATTCAATTGCGATAATTGCTGATAATGATAAATCATTAACATTTGATATACAAAGAAATAAAGATAATGGATCAATGGCATATGATGTAATAACAATGTGTGAAAATAAAGATGTGGATTGGAATAAATTAACTACAATTGATATATGTTCAGTTGATAATATATTACATTCATTAAAAGAATTAACACACTACTTTAATGCAATAAAATAGCGGGGCGGGGCTGGGGGTAAAAACGTCGTTACCCTAAATTTTTTTGATAGTATAAATCGTATATATAATGCTTACAATAAAAAATAGAAACAAAATACTTGGTAGTGAAGTGGTGG